TATTAAATAGCAAAAATGGATTGCCACAGTCGTGCAAATGCACTCCTTCGCAATGACGTTACGTATTTTCAATATCGTCATTGCGAGCGATAGCGAAGCAATCCAGCTTTCTTTTAGATGAATTTTATTTGGGACAGTAGTGGAAACAAGTTCAGCATGACAAAAAGGATTAACCGACATTTTGAATTGACTGGAATATGGGTTGAACTAAAGCGAAACGAAATATTCTGTTCAAATTTGGAATGTCAGAATCTTTTCAATAATCAGCAAACAAATACCGCTATTTCAAGCCAACTACTTCTTGCGTTTCCATACTTGTTCTGGAATAGTCCAACCATTCGCTCTTATATATTCCAAACACCAATAACCATTTCCATTAAAACAATTGTCTTTTACTTCTTCTTTGGTTCTATCATGACCTGCAGGTAGAAACCCTTTATCTTTATCATAAACTAAAATAAAAATATCTTTACCAATTATATTTGGACGTCTGTCACCATTCACATCAAAATAAAATTGTAAAGTTGTATTGTTAGAATCTATTCCAAATAATTTTTTTGTATTGGCACTACCTGTCCAGTCTAAGTCAAAATATGCTCCTTTTGCCGTTCTGAATGTTACAGCATTCCAACCAATATTTGCCTCATTATTTCCTACGTCTGTTTCATAAGTTGGGGTTAAATTATTTAAAGTCTTTACCGCACCTTTTTTATGCCAACAACCTGATTCGTGAACACAAAATGCCTCAACCTTAAAATAAGGAGCTAAAAAGGTGTCAAACCAATGTTTCAAAGATTCAGCATTGCCGCTGATTGAAACATCTTCAACGTCATCATTTTCACCCATTTTCATTGCCTGAACAATACTTGAATAGTTTTCTTTAATTTGGGATTCAATTTGCAATTTCTGAATCTTTGACATCAATGTCGGAATCGTCATTGCTGCAACTATTCCGATTATCCCAAGAGTAATAAGCACCTCAGCAAGAGTGAATCCAAATTTTGTTTTATTTGGGAGCAAATCCATGTGCCTAACACTATTATTTAAAGTATATGTAAGTAATTCTTTCTTTTTCATAAATAGCTCCTTCTGTATTTAGTGTTATAAATTATTTTCAATATACCATGTGGCGGTATATTAATCAATAATATTTAGAATTAAGTATTTTGAAACGGTATTTATATTTACCTAAAAATTAACTAAAATTAGACTATGGATGTTGAAGAATTTAGAAGATGCCTAGGTGACAATTTAAAGTATTTGCGCAAGAAAAGGAATCTTACACAGAGTGCATTAGCCGAGGTGATTGGGCTTGAGACCCATAATTTGAATCGCATAGAAAATGGCAAAAGTTTTCCGCAGGCAAAAACTCTTGTGAATTTAATCAACTTTTTTGATATTGCACCTTATGAACTTTTTGTATCGCAAAATGACAAAATTTGTTCCATTGTAGATATGTTACAAAAGCATCCGAATCGTACCGATGATATTTTTGATATTTTGTCTGCATTGATACAGAAAAAATAAAATAAAAAATATTTTTGACTAACCCCTTTACAAAAAAAAATTAGCATGTATAATAGAACTTGTGGAGCGAAAGCAAAACACCAAAGGCAAGTCGCCAATGGGGGATTAGCTCAGCTGGTAGAGCACCTGCTTTGCACGCAGGGGGTCAGGAGTTCGAATCTCCTATCCTCCACCATTATTAAAATTAGCACCTAAGAGCATTGGCTCAACGGTGCTTTTTAGCTTTATAACTAGGTTTGAGCCGTCATATAAAAAGTTCGAACACAGAATTTTTAGGAGTAGGCGTTTATTTTCATTATCGGAGCGTAAATAGTGATTATAAGCGTTTTTGCAGAGTTCGATTATTTGAGTAGCCATATCTACTAAAGTATCAGTCTCAGCTAAAAAATTGTCATGCTTTAATTCAAGCTCATCTAGTTCGCCCTGAAACTCGTTCTTTTTTTCTCTATAAAATTCATCTGTAATCATACCGTCTAATCGGTCAATATAAAGTTTGTTAAGCCTGTTTTTTAACAGGCTTATTTTTTTGCCTATTTCTTCCATTGATTTTTTATCATAGTCAAAATTAACGTTTACAATTTCTTTAAATTTTTCGACAATAGCTTTAGCGTCCTCTTTTGACGGTTGGATTTTCTCTAAAAGAGTCCTGATATGCTCGTCTATATATTCCTCTTTTAGATACTTGTTTCTTTTACAAGTCCCTCCCTTATTGCCTGTACAATGATAATAGATGTACTTACCTTTTTTAATTTCAGCTGTTAGCTGACAGCCACAATGAGAGCAAGTAATTAAACCTGAATACAAAAAGTCATGCGTTATTTTTCTAGGGTTGTCGTGTCTCTCCCTGATTTTTTTACAAGTATAAAATAACTCTTTTGTAATTATCGGTGTATGGTTTGCCTCGTGGTAGCGTTTGCCGTTAAATTCAAACTCTCCCATATAAAACGGATTTATGATAATTTTTTCAACTAATTTAGGAGAGCATGGCTTGTTTTTTGGATAAAATCCGTCCAAAGATATACGCTCAGCCAGAGTTTTATAGGAATACATACCAGTAGCGTATAACTCAAAAATTTTACTTACATATCCAGCATTAGTAGTGTCTATCTCTATCGTACTTCTCTTTTTAGAAGAACGGACATTTTTATATCCGATAGGTGCTTTTGCTGGGTAGTCCCCTAAGTCGGCTTTTTTATCTAAGCCTTTTTTAATCTCCCCGGAGAGGTTACGAGGGTACATAGAGGACATACCACACATCATGTGAAACATAAAAATTTCATGAGGTGTAGAATAACGATTTAAAATTAAATGGTCTTTTACTAAGTGTAAATCTATGAGACCCTGTCTTACCGTTAGATTGATAATTAAAGCCTCGTCGTCCTCGTTTCTTAAAAGTCTGTCGTTTTTTTCAACAATAACATGACAGCCGTAACGCTGTTTTTTAGCGAATTTGAGCATATTATTAAATTCAATACGTCCAGCCTCTTTAGCTGTCATACTTTCAGTAAATACCTTAACAACTTCCAGACCTTTAGATTTTGCATACTCTTTTAAAAAGTCGAGTTGTGCTGGGAGAGAGTAACCTCCTGTCTCCTGTTCTTTACTAGAGACTCTGGCATATATAACAGCAATATCAGACATTATAAACCTCTACTTAAATTGTTGATAACTCTACCGATAATGTTTATCTCTATGTTGTCGTTAGGGCCTACAATCTCCATATCATATTTAGGGTTGTCAGATTTAACCTCTAAGCGTCCGTCAAGAGTGATATTTAAGCGTTTACATCTACATAAACCATTGGCTAGGAATATATAAACTCCACTTACAGAGGCGTCCCTACGTCCTAAGTCCACGAGTAGCCAGTCTCCGTCAGATATTTTGTCCTCCATACTGTCTCCAGAGGCTCTAAAAGTTTTTAAATTATCTGGAGAGCTACAGCGTAAATACTCCGTAATAGAGCGACGGCTAATCCTAAAAGGTTCGATAAGTGGCTCGACAAAACACTCAGAGCCGTTACCACACTCAGGACGCATACCCTCAATACGCTCAATCTCGATAATGTCGTCGTCAGGTTCTGGCATGGTGTTTTCTGTTTTGTTATTTTCCAGCTCAGATTTAAACATAGGTAAATAACCCTCTAAAATGTAATCTGGGTTGACTCCGTATTTATCAAAAAACTTTGTAAAAAATTCAGCTGGTGGATAATTCTCGTTACGCTCATAAGCTCCCAAAGTTCTTAGCTTTATTCCTAACTCGTTAGCTACGTCCTCAGCTTTATAGTTTAGGTACTTACGGACAGCCTGTAAACGCTCTCCGACTGTTTTCATCATATCAGCTGAACGCTGTAAAGCTCTATTGTAGTTATAGACCTCGTCTGGGTTTTGCAGATTTACCATAAAATAATTTTCAAGTTTTTTAATCTCATCAAGCCTAAGCATGCTGTTAGGTTTTTTTAGCCTTTGAGAGACAGCTCCGATAGTTACGCCTAGAGCAGTAGCTATTTTTTTGTATGTAATTCTATCGTCTTTTAAGTTTTGTAAAGTTGTCTGAATATCTTTAAAATACATTATTTCAACCCCTTTATTATAGTTTATTGTAGCCTATCTGTTGTATATTTTTATAGTTTTTGTTGACATAATTTATAGTTCGTTGTAGTATGTTTACATACAGAGAAAGGCAGTTTAATTCTGTGAATTAAACTGTATGTAATTTATTATAACTATATAACACGAAAGGAGAAAAAAGTCATGGTAAATGTTAAGAATGTTACAGAGCCTAAACTAACTACTAATGATATGCTCTCTGAATTGCCTATAGGTTATAAGCAGTTGAGAGTGTACATCAAAGACGGCAGACTAAAAGCCGAAAAAATACGTAACAAACTTTATGTAACTAGAGAAGATTTTAACACTTTTAAGAAAGAGTTTAATTTTTAGAGGTGCTTATGATTAAAGCTAAAAATATATCTGGTGAAAAATTTGGAAAATTAACAGCTATAAAACCAATAGAAAAAAGAGGAAACCAGTATTACTGGCTTTGTGAATGTGAATGTGGAAATACTAAAATCGCTAGATGTTCTCATTTACTTGCTGGAGATGTAAAATCTTGTGGTTGTCTACAAATTCAAAAAGCGACGACTCATGGATTATCAAAAACCAGATTATATAAAATCTATAGCCAGATGAAAATAAGATGTTTAAATCCTAAAAACCCAGCATATAAATCCTATGGGGGGCGAGGTATAAAAATCTGTAAAGAATGGCTGAAAGATTTTAAAGTTTTTTATAGCTGGGCTATGGAAAATGGCTATAATGACACTTTATCTATTGACAGAATAGACGTAAACGGAAATTATGAGCCTAATAATTGCAGGTGGGTTGATATGAAAACCCAATGTAATAATAGGCGAAGTAATGAGCTGATAGAATTTAAAGGCGTAAAACATAGTATAGCTGAATGGGCTGAAATATACAAAATCAAGAAGTCTGTACTATGGGCTAGACTTAAAAAATTAAACTGGCCTTTTGAAAAAGCTATCGCTATTTAGTCGTTTACATCAAAAACTAAACAAGCTACTAGACTCTGTCTACAGGGCTTAGTTTGTGTACCCAAAAACAGGAAAAATCGAGGAATGAGACAGGAGATTAAAGAGAGAAATAAACCTAATTTGATAATCGAGATAGAGGATAAGCCTTACTCTCGTGCTGATTTTCTCGACTGTCTGGCTAGTTACTCGGCCCAGTTGTATAAAATGAGTCAAATTTACGAGAAAAGTTTAAAGACTCAAAAATCTATGTAAGTAACTAAACAAAAAATTAAATTCTGGATAGGTAGGATAAGCCAGAATGAATTTTTAACCCCTTATAGGTATATTTTATCATCTGGAAAATTTAACAAGCCTTAAAACCGATTTAAACAGGAGAAAAAGAAAAATGTTTAAAAACTTTATCGAAAATCTAAAAGCAAAAATTACAAAAGAAAGACAGTACGAGGCTCAGAGGAAGTGGGACGCTGTAAAAGAGGCATTAACCAGAAAATTTACAGCTGACGACATGAGGTCAGACGGAGTAAATCTCCCTGTCTGGTGTCGAGTTAAGGAAGAAATGAAAAAAATAAAAACTCGTAAAATGTTAGACCACTACTACGATAGGTACGTCAAAAAATCAAGAAAAAAGTAAAACACACAAAAAAAGAAAAGGAGAATAAATCATGACAACAGCAGAAATGACAGAGGCAGAAAAATATTTACACTCAGACTTAGTAACTGAACGAGCAAAAAGCCTACAGACAGAGGCTGTAGAAGATAACGAGGGGGGGTATTTATCCTCCATAAAATCAATATAGAGTTTATCGAAAAGCTAGACTATAAGACTAAAGAAAGACTTTGGACTAATAAGGAGAAAGCTGACATAAACGCATTGACTCAACTAATGCACGAAAGAGTAAGAGAGTTTTGTTATAAGGAATTACAACAAAACGACAAACTCGGATTATTACAGCTCCAATCCGGGACTAGCGATTTTAAAACAATGACATTATCACCAGCTAAAATGCTTAAAACTTTGTTGGAAATGACAAAATAGGAGACTCAAAAATGTTAGACAACGAACAAATTACAGATTATATCGTAGCTACAGAGGGTAACAGCTCAAATACCCCTGCAGTTAGACAAAAAAGCGAGCTTATGGACGTGGGTGTCTTTGATTTACCAGACCCAGCCGAAGTCGCAAGAAGAGCAGAACAAAGTAAAAAGATGTTAGCGGCCGCTTGTGGTGTTCTTAGTTATTCAGACATCACATTACAGGGTGGGAAACCTTACATAGACCATTACGGCTGTAAAAAATTGGCTAACCTCTTTGGACTTATTGTAAGACAGGACGAAGTAGGAGGACGCATTAACTATCAAAAAGAAGTTATCGACGAGGCTACTAACCACTACATTATTCATATCTCAGGCAAAGTATGGCATAAATCAAGTCCAGAAAATTACGAGATTTACGAGGGTACGGCTGACTCTTTTGACGACTGGTTTAGTCAATATCAACTAAAAGAAGAGAGAGAAGTAAACGGCAAGACTAAAAACGTCGTAGTATCGGCTCAGACTCTACCTATTTCAAAAGTTCAAGAAAAAGCGACAGCAAATCTTTTACAAAGAGCTATTAAAAAGAAACTCGGTTTACAGTTCGCAAAAGAGGAGCTGGAGGCTTACGGCTTTGATATGTCTAAAGTTAGAGGCTTTAACTTTAACGGAACTGGAGAGCCTGACTCCTCTGAACTTGCAGAAAAGAAAAAAGCTGTCTGGGAGAAAATCGTAGAAATTTGTAACGGTGATTTAGAGTTAGCGAAAAAGACTCTTAGAAAACATACCAGCTTTACAAAACAAGACGGCTCTACTTTTGAGGGATATTCAGACATAAACAAAGTCAAAGAAAAACCACTTGAATATCTAGCCAAAAAAGTAGATAAGGCTTACGCAGAGCATATCAAAGCTCTTGAAAACGGAGGGGGAGACAATGGAAATAATTAAACCAGCTGAGGAGTTTAAGGCTAGAGAGATTGACTATCCAGATATAGCCGAAAAAATCCGTAATAAAATAGTCTCAGAACGCAGTAAAAAAATCTCGTGTAATTCTGTCTGGGCCTCAGAGGCTGGGCATGATTGTAGCAGATACTTAGTGTATCAACAATGCGACTGGGAAAAGGGTAAAGAGGTAGAGGATAAATTACTCTTTATCTTTAACGAGGGAAATTTACAAGAGGACCAGTTACTTTTAGAACTCCAAAAGGCTGGAATAAAAGTAAAAGACTTGCAAATCCATATAAGCATATCAGAGGCAAATATTACAGGTAAGTTGGACTGTGTTGTCCTCGAGGAAAACCAAAAAGGAGAGCCAGCATATCTCCCATGTGAGATTAAGTCTATGTCTCCTAATGTGTTTGACGCTGTAAATACAGTAGAGGACTTTAAAAAGTACAGCTGGACTCGTAAGTATTACGCTCAAATTCAATGTTACCTAAAAAATGACTCTGGCTTTTATCCTTACGGATATTTTCTCGCTAAGAATAAATCTACTGGAGAAATTAAACTTATTAAGGACTTTGACGGCTCAAATGCTATCAAATTTAACGAGCCTTACTGGAATGAGTTAGTAAAAAGAGCTAAAGGCGTAAATAATGCTGTATTTATAAACAAACGCTTAAAAATGGCTATTGCTGAGTTAGAGTCTAAGCTAAAAGACGACCCAGAAAATGAGTCTATTAAGCAAGATATAGCAGATTTACAATCTCAATTCTGTTACCCAGACCGTATCAAATACGATTTAAAAACTTGTAGAGGCTGTAAATACGAGCATATCTGTATTACTGACCTGTCTACGGCTATTGGTAATATCGTTGAAAATGAGAGCGTATTAGAGGCTGTAGATGATTATGTCGACGCTAAGAAAAATCAGGAGCAATTTAAAGAGGCTGATAAAACTTACAAATCAGCACTAGCAAATCTTAAAGCTCTATTTCCGTTAGAGGACGCTTTATATATGACGGATAAGTACATAATCCAGACTAAAAAGCGTAAAACTAAAACCTCTGAGTATTTGTCTTTTGACATTAAACAGATTGAGGAGGGTAAGTAAATGGCTGATATTAAATGGATTAAAATTACTACTGATATTTTTGACGACGACGCTATAAAAATCATAGAGCAAATGCCAGAGGGAGACGCTTTAATAGTAATCTGGTTAAAACTATTGATTACAGCTGGCAAGTTAAACGATAGAGGATTAGTTTATTTTAAAGAAAATATCCCATATACAGATGAGACCTTAGCTATCGTGTTTAACAGACCTGTGAACCATATCAGGCTGGCTCTTTCAACTTTCCAAAAGTTTGGAATGATTGAAATTTTAGACTCTAACGCAATTCTTATAAAAAATTGGGAAAAGCACCAGAGCGTAGACAAACTGGATTTAATAAAAGAACAAACCAGAAAAAGAGTTAAAAAATTCAGAGAAAATCAAAAGAACGAGGCAAAATTACTAGAGTGTAACGCAGAAAGTAACGTTACAGGTAACGTTACAGTAACGCAAAGTAACGCAGTAGATAAAGATATAGATAAAGAACTAGATAAAGATATAGATTTATTTATAGAAAATTCTGAAAAAAAAGAAAATTTTGAAGAAAAAAAGAAACCTGACCCATATATAAATCCAATAAATGATTTTTTCTCTAGGGAATATCAAAAAATTTTAAACAGTAAGCCTTATCTAATGATAAATCAAAGAAATAAGCTCATAGAACTTGCTACAGAGATAGAAAATTTTAAAGAGACTGTCCCTATAGTTTTAGAAAAATTAAAAAGTATTGAGTTTGATTTACCGAACTTTACGCCTAATTACATCTGGCTACTCTCTGATGATAACTATATTAAGGTCTTATCTGGGACGTATGACAAAAAGAAAAATGACTTTGAGACATACGCTGACGAGAGAGGTGTAGACGAGTACGGAAATTAAAAAGGGTTATTAAAAATGAAAAGATTAGAATTTTTAGAAAAAATATTTACTTTTTATCGAGTACACGACGACTCTGGAACTCTGATAAGAGCTTATGACTTAGCTTTATCGACAAAATATCCAGTAGACTGGGACAGATTATATACAAAAATCCTTAAAACGGCTGAGACAAGAACTCTCCCAGTCCCTAAGTATTTTGCTGATATGTTACCAGCTTATAAAAAAGTTGAGGCAACAAAAGAGGGTTTATATTCTGGTTGCACAATAAGAGTAAATCTTTACGGAGGTCGTAGCATAGATTTTACCGTTGTAGATACTGAGTGTAAAACCTCTGTAGGGAGTATCATAAGAGACTTTGAAAAAATCGACGAAACAGGAAGAAAATACAGCGAGATAAAAACTATCGTACGTTATCCTAAAGAGGCTGTATTACTGGGTGATAAAGTTTTCTGGAATATTACTGTCCCTAACTCAAAAAAAATGACAGATTTAGAGTTAGAAATGGCTACAGCTAAAATCCAGAGAGATTTAGAGCGTCAAATTAAAACAATTTACAATTCAGAGATTTAAAAAATGCAAAAAATAATTTTAGGAAATTCTTACAAACTAATAAAAGAGATTGAGGCAAATTCTGTAGACCTGGTCTTAGTTGACCCTCCGTATGACATTAAAGTAAAACAGGGGTCTGGAGCGTTTGGAGTAAAAAAGAAACTCAACTATAAACAGCTGGAGTCTATCTCTGAGAGTTTTGATTTTTCAATCTTAGACGAGTTTGTAAGAGTCCTAAAAAAAATAAACATCTATATTTTTTGTAGTCAGAGTCAAGTTTTACCACTCTTGAAATATTTTGTAGAAGATAAAGGCTGTAACTGGACACAGATAGACTGGTGTAAAGATAACGTAGTCCCAGCTTGTAATAACCGTTACGCCTCAGATAAAGAGATATGTTTATTCTTTAGAGAGACAGGAGTAAAACTCTACGGAACTTTTAAAACTAAGCGTACATGGTACGTTACACACACAAACGTAAAGGATAAACGGCTCTACTCTCACCCTACGCCAAAACCGTTAGACATAATCAGAAATTTTATAATTAACTCCACTAAAGAGGGAGATTTAGTCTTAGACACTTTTTCAGGCTCAGGGACTACGGCTGTAGCGTGTAAACAGCTAAAACGTCGCTGTATAGCCATAGAAAAAGAGGAAAAATATTTTAAACCCAGTATAGAGCGACTGGAGGCCACGACAGCTCTACCAGTAACTAACGCTGAGATAGTTACTCAGCAAACATTATTTTAAAAAATAAGGAGAATATCATGACAAAAACATTAACAGAAAAGGTATCAGCTGGTTACTTTGACGCAAATAGACAAAGTCCTATTTTTGTAGGTGATGTCTATAAAGAGCAAGGAGCTATGATACCTTATCACAAAGTAATTAAGGACGACGAAAAAGGCTTTATGGTTGAACACGTCGGAACAACTGAGAAATTTTTACTAAAAAATGACGCTAAAAACCTCGTTAAAAAAACTTATCTGGGTAACATTTACGATACTCCAGACTGGGACGAATTAACCAGAGGAAAAGACGTAGTAAAAGCTGAGTCGGAAACTACAGTAGAAAATACAGAAGTTAAAGACGAGTCAATCCCGGAGGACGCCCCTGCAGATGTCAAAGAATTTTTAAACGGTGAAACTGACAAGCTCCCAGAGGGTACAGAGATAATCTCTCAGGCTGAGGCTGAGGAGCTGGAAAGACAAGCCAAAGAAATTGAAAAGGCAACTAACGAGAGTAGCTCGGAGGTTAAAACTCCAGACGATACCGACGCTGTAGTAACTCCTGACGCTACAACAGGCCCTATAGACTCTCCAGAAAAAAAAGAAACGACAGAAACTGTAGAAAACAACGCAGAAACGGACGAAAAATCACAAAAAACAGAAGAAAATAACGAAAATCAGGAAAAATCTAACAAGCCTGTACCAGAAGTCATAGCAAACAGTAAGGAAGAAAAAAGACTACTGGAAAGACGCAACGACTATACTAAAAGTATAGAAAATTTAAAACGTAAAATTGATGAGCTAGAGACAGAGGCTGTAAGATATGAAAATCTAGCGAGTACGCTAACCTTTGAGCCTTTTGTTGAGCTTAAAATGATTGTCTCAAATGCAGTACAGGACAACGCTAAAAAGCAAGATATTAAAGAGTGTAAAAAACACTTGAAAAATTACGAGGCTATAGACTCTATGGAGGATTTACTAAAAGAGTATAAAGAGCTTGCAGATAAAAATAGACAAAATATCGAGCTTACAGAAAAAGAGATTGACGATTACGAGATTAAAATTACTGAAATTAACAGTAAATTAACGAATTTTCAAACAAAACTTTTCGACGCTGATACTGTAGCTAAACAGACTGAAACTGACTCAGAGTCTGAGGATAATTCTAAAGATACAGAAACAACTGAAAACGAACAACCAGCAGAAACTACAGAAGAGCCAAAGGCTGAGACTCCAGAGACTGACTCTACTGAGGAAACAACAGAAAAAGACGGAGATACTGAAACTCCAGAGGAGTAAAACCGTTAAAAACTCGATAAGAGGGGGATTTTATCTCCCTCAATTTCGAGGGAATTAAAGGAGATTTAAAAAATGAGCGAATTAAAAGAGTATAAGTTTAGAATAATGGGAAAAGTTAAGGCTAAACAGTCTGTCAAATTTGGACGTAATGGAGTTAAGTACACTCCAGACGATATGGTAAATTATGCCAACTGGGTAAAACTTGCTTTTAAAAAGGAATACCCAGAACACTTACCCCACGAGCTAGACGGCTTTAATTTGGAAATAAAGCTAGATGTTTATTTTAAATATCCAGCTTATATCGAAAAAAGCTCTAAAAAATTAAAACTTGCAGAGGACAAAATTTTAAGACCAACTGTAAAACCTGACTGGGACAATATCTCTAAAAATATATGCGACGCTCTTAACGGACTCGCTTACACAGACGATAAGGCTATTGTAGACGGCTCAGTTCATAAGTATTACTCAAAATACGACTATGTAGACGTAACGCTAACAGGGAGACGTTATCTATGAGGAAAAAGCGTCTTATAAAAGGAGACGTAGCGAGACGCTGGACTCGGTCAGCCGTAGAGTGTTACGAGATAGGCTGTATGTGTTCTCGGTGCTATCTTCCTTTGATTATGGAAACCCCATGCCAGATGAAAACTGTAGTAATGGAGCTGGTTAGAAAATTTGGAAAACCAGAAACAAAACATAAAAGGGACTTTATCAATGAAACTTAAAAACATCTTATCATTATTTGACGGAATATCATGCGGCCAGCTTGCTTTAAATAGAGCTGGGATTGAATACGAGAACTACTACGCCTCTGAGATTGAGGCGAACGCTATAAAAATCACTCAGGCGAATTATCCAAAAACTGTACAGCTTGGAGACGTTAGATTTTTAGATTTTACAAAATTTGAAAATGTCGACTTGCTTATCGGTGGGAGTCCCTGTCAGGATTTAAGTATAGCAAAAGAAAACCGTAAGGGACTAAGTGGAGAGCGTAGCGGCCTCTTTTTTAGGTTTGTAGACGCACTTAGACAATGTAAACCAAAATACTTTTTACTGGAAAATGTAGCCAGTATGAAGAAAGAAAATAAAGACATTATAACCCAGATTTTAGGTGTAGAGCCTGTTTTAATAAACTCAGATTTAGTGTCGGCTCAGAGTCGTAAACGATTGTATTGGACGAACATAGGACAGATTGGACAGCCTGAAAACTTAAATATTTTTTTGAAAGATATTGTAGAGTCTGGAGAAACTTACGACAGTAAATCTTATCCTATAACAGCAAATTACGCAAAAAAGACTTTTAACTCAGATTTTCCAAAGAGTAGAGCGAGCTTTATAGGAGAGCCTATTTTATACCAGCGTCCTCGAGGAAAAAATAACGGAAATATCCACTTAGAAAAGTCTACAACACTTACGGCTAACTCTTGGGAACATAATAACGTAGTTTTAGAGCCTGTACCCTGTGCGTCGAGAACTTGGCCCAGAAAAAAAGACGGACGACCTAGAGTAAAAAGGGTTGAAATAAAAACAGACGGTAAAGCTAATAGTTTGACTCTGAGAGATACAGACTCAATGGTATTAGAAAGAGTTTTGAGAGTTGAAATACGCTCAGACGGTAAGGCTAACGCTTTAGGGCAGAACGTACAGCAGTCGCAAGTATTAGAGCCAGCTACAACAGAGAAAAAAGGAACGATAATAACCGTTAAAAATAAAACTGTAACAACTAAAAACGGAGTTGTTTATCCTATAGATTTACCAGACGGAGACTATATCGTCAGAAAACTTACGCCTATAGAATGTGAACGCTTGCAGACTCTACCTGATAATTATACGGCTCACGTCAGCAATACTCAACGATATAAGGCGATAGGTAACGGCTGGACTGTCGACGTTATAGCTCATATTTTCAGACATTTAACAGAGGAGACACAACCATGCCAGATAAAGTAATAGATTATGAGCTTTTGGAAGAAATGATAGACTGTGTAAAAAGAGAGGTCGGCTTACGCTATGCTGTTTATCCTAAACTTATTACCTCTGGAAAAATGACAAAAGAACAGGCAGAAAAAGAAAAAAGGCTTATGTATGCAGTCCAGAGATGTTTACAAAAAATTTACGACGGTAAAGCTCCAGCAGAGGTACAGCAAGCTCTATTTAATACAGAGCTTTACAAAAAGCAAGAGAGGAATTTTTACTAATGAAAAAAGATAAATCCTTACTGTTTGTAGGTTATAAGTGCAAAGGTAACGTAAAAAGTAATTATCGCTGTTGTGTTGACGCTGTATATTTGACTGACAAACATCAAGATGAATTTATTAGCTGGTATAGAGAAAAAATCCAGCCTGAATTAGACAAAAAGTACAAAGAGCTAAAGGAGTCAAAGGAATGAACAAAACCAAAAAATCTCTTAATTTAGTCCTTAAATATGAGTGGTTTGATAAAATCAAATCTGGCAAAAAGACTAAGGAATACAGGGAAATTAAGCATTACTGGAACAATAGACTAACAAGACCAGACGGATTTTATAAGTCCGTAATTTTTCAAAAAGGCTATAAAAAGAACCCTGAGAGAATGGAGTTTGAAATAAAGCGTATTTATCGGTCTACAGAGTCGAACGATTTAGGACTTGATAGAGTCTGGGTTATAGAACTAGGGAGGAGGCTAAAATAATGAGACTGAATGAAATTCAAAAGAAAATAACTGAGCTAGTTGTAGACGGAAAATCTAACAAAGAGATAGCCGATATTCTCGGATATTCCGTAGAAAATGTTAAGAAAAATTTAAGAATTTGTTTTAAATATTTCAAAGTTAAAGACAGAGTCGGACTCGTTAGAGAATACTTACTATTACTACATTACGACCTTAACAGATAAAAGAGTAACCAACTGGTTACTAAAAAATATGGTATTATTGCAAATGTCGAGAGCCTTTTAACCCAAAAGACTACCTCGTCAGAAATTGGGAGAACTATGTCTATAGTATGTTGTGGTGTTAAATATAGTAAGAATGACCCAGAGACGTATTGGTGCATTGATACCGATATTAACAAACCTATACAAAAGAAATTTGTAGGCTCTGACAGAGTCGTAAAAGAAGTCGTAGACAGCTATACTTGTAAAAAGTGTGGCTGTCTTATTGTAACTGTAACCAGATACGGAACTCTTAGAGGCCGTAGAAAATTGTTAGAACGAGAGAGACTATCAAGCTCGGAGGCTTGGGAATATTTAGAGGCTACAGCAAAAGTAAGAGAGAGACAGCCTTTATCGTGTCCTATTCAGAGCGTACCTTTTAGCAAGCATATTGATTTCAAATACGGAAAAGTTATAGACTCTAAAACTCAGCGTGCTAGATATTTAAACGAGTCCGACTGGGCGAGTGATAAAAAGATAGTAAGCGTTTGTAAGACTTATAAAATTTAATTCCCTCCTATTTATCTATTAACAGATTACGGCTCGCTTTAGAGTCTTTTATTTTTCAGTTGTTTCAAGCAAAACACACACAACATTTACAGAGTGATAAGCTGATTTATTGCTCTGTATTTCTTTAAGGTTTTTATGGCTCGTGAATTTTCTAAAAGTTTTTATAATTCTCTTGAATGGAAGAGAGCAAGAAAAGCATACATAGCGTCAAAGTTTGGTATTTGTGAGAGATGTGGAAAGCCTAACAGTAAACAAGTACATCATAAAATTTATTTGACTCCAGAGAATGTAAACAATCCAGAGATAACATTAGACTTTAATAACTTTGAATTGCTTTGTGATGTTTGCCACCAGAGAGAACACAACGAAAAATACTCACCGACTGAGTGGGGTTTATGTTTTGATGAGTCAGGAGATTTAATCAGAAGAGATAAAACACAAGAGGGACAAAGGTTTTAAAGATTTTTACTCCCCCCACCTGAAATTTTTAAAATTTTTTTTACAAAAGACCGCACCCCCAGCTTCAAAAAATACAAGTCTCGCACACATGAGGGGGTGGGGTATAAAAGAGGATTTTTGACTATGGCTACAACAAAAACAGCTACTAAAAAGACTACAAAAAAGGCTAAAACAGAGACTAAAGAGCCTAAAACAGCTAAAAAGACTGTTAAACGCTCTAAAATGAGTCCGTCTGAGAAACTTATAAAATCAGAAGAAAAAAGGCTTATAACTTACCTGAAAAATAAAGCTATTGACGAGGATAAATTAAACATAGCCTTAGACCTGATAAAAGATATAGCTTACATGACTGTTAAAACAGCTGAATTAAGAAAAGACGTAGACACTTACGGAATAGTAGAAGAGTATCAGAATGGAGCAAATCAAAAAGGACTCAAAGACTCTACCTACTATAAAGCGTATTTGAACACAACAAAGCAAAAAGCGGCCCTAATAAAACAGCTGACGGACTTACTCCCAGTAGATGAAAATTACAAGCCTACTACTCCTGCAGATTATAAGGACGAGTTTGACAAATTTTTAGAGGTTAGAAGTAGAAAGAATGAGTAACCCAATTATAGAGTATTACAATTTAATAGAGTCTGGTAAAGAGGTCGTTTCTAAAAAAGTTGCTAAGGTTTATAAATATCTATACGAACTCGTAACAGGTAAAATTAAATCAAAATACTACTATAATGAAATCAGAGCAAATCACGCAATAGATTTTATCGAGCGTTACTGTAAACACTCTAAAGGACGCTGGGCGAATAAGCCTGTAATTTTAGAACTTTGGCAAAAGGCTTTTATAGGTGCTGTTTTTGGGATTATTGATAAAGAGACAGAGTTTAGACGTTTCCGGGAGGCTTTGTTAGTTGTCGCTAAAAAAAATGGTAAATCTTTATTAGCCTCTGGAATTGCTTTATATATGCTGATAGCCGACGGAGAGGGTGGAGCTGAGTGTTATTCTGTCGCTACTAAAAAAGAACAAGCTAAAATTATCTGGCAAGAGTCAAAAAATATGACTGAAAAAAGTCCAGATTTAAATAGACGTGTAAGATGTTTAACCAGTCAACTGGCTTATGATAAAACAAATTCAACTTTTAAGCCTTTGTCTAGTGATAGCAATACAGAGGACGGTTTAAATATTTATCTTGCAGAGTGCGACGAGATACACGCTTGGAAAGGTGTAGAGCTTTATAACATTGTAGCTGACGGTATTTCAGCCAGAGACGAGCCACTAATCCTGATAACTACTACAGCTGGATTTATTAGAGAGGGAGCGTATGACGTAAAATACGCTGAGGCTGAGAATTTAATTAACGGCTTATTTGATGATAACGGCTATAAAGACGACGCTTTTTTACCAATTATATACGAGCTGGACGATAGGAACGAATGGACAGACGAAAAAAGCTGGCCTAAGGCTAATCCTAATTTGGGAGTCTCTAAAAAGTACGATTATCTGAGACGTAAAGTAGATGTCGCTATCGGAAATCCGATAAACCGTAAAAACGTACTTACAAAAGAGTTTAATATCCCAGAGACTAGCTCAGAGGTTTATTTTGACTATGACGATATTTACAATCCTATAACTTTTGATTTATCAGAGCTAAAACCTGATTACGGTATAGGAGGGACAGACTTATCCTCAACTACTGACTTGACCTCAGCTAGTATTTTATTTCAAATTCCTACAAGCGACTTGTTGTACTTCCATACTATGTATTGGTTGCCGTATGACTTACTGGATAGGCGAAAAAAAGAGGATAAAATACCTTATGACGTCTGGTATGATTTAGGCTTACTTAGAGTCTCGAACGGTAATAAAGTCGATTACGACGACGTAGTCAGCTGGTTTGAAGAGATACAGAACGATTACGGACTCTATATCTATGGACATGGCTACGATAGTTGGTCGGCTCAGGCTTACGTCAAAAATATGCGTGATAGTTTTGGGGATATTGGGCGTCCGATAATTCAGGGTAAAAAAACTCTGTCAGGCCCCATGAAAGCCTTAAAAGCTGAATTTATGAGTAAAAAGGTAAATTACAATAATAACCCCATTACGAAATGGTGCTTAACCAACGTAAGAGCTGATATTGACAAAAACGAGAACATACAACCAGCTAAAACCTCTAACCCTCGTAGACGTATAGACGGTTTTGCTGGCATGTTAAACGCTTATGTCTTTTATTTGGACGAGCGAGACGAATACTTACGACTTATTAAAAGGTGAAAACTATGAAAATAGAATTAAGGAATTTTTTTAAGAATATTTTTAAAGACAGGAGTACAGACTCTGGAGGTTATGAGAGTTTAAAAATGCTTAATAGCTACTCTCCGTACTTGTTAGCAGATAATAACAAAGTCTATGACAATTTACTAATGAGAGCCTGTATAGACACAATAGCAAAGCATACGGCAAAACTCATGCCTAAGGTTATTGGATATAAAACAAAATTTTCTAAGCGTTTAGAGTATTTGTTGACAAACAGTCCGAATGTTATAGACAGCAGATACGATTTTTTTTATAAGGTAACATCTCAACTATTAACCAATAATAACGCTTTTGTTTATATCAATTATGCTGATGATAATACCATAGAGGGACTTTACCCAGTCCCTTACAGCTCTATAGAATTTTTAGAAAAAGATAATAAAATTTATTGCAAATTTTATTTTAAATCCTCTGGACTCTATAAGGTGATATTACCGTACTCAGAGCTGATACATTTAAGACGGCATTATAACGATAACGATTTATTTGGCTCAGGACAATCAATAATAGTAAACCCTGTTTTAAAGCTGTTTAAGTCTTTTGTTGAGGGTTTTGTAAATGCTGTCAACGCCTCATCAATGCTCAGAGGTTATTTAAAATATGCTGGGAATTTAAAAGGCGAAGATTTAAAAGTCTATAAAGAAAATTTTGTTAAGTCCTATATGCAAAATGGAGACGGTATCGGAGCGTTAGACGGTAAATGTGATTTTGTCGAGACAAAAATAGAACCTTACACAGTAGACAGCCGTAATCAACTCATAGCGAATAATCAAGTGTATCTCTATTATGGAGTCTCTGAGGATATTATCAAAGGAACTTTTAACGAGGATAAATTTAACGCTTTTTACTCTAATACTATTGAGCCTTTAGCAATACAGATAGCAGAGGAATTTAGTAGAAAAATTTTCACAGAGAGAGAGCTAGAACTCGGTCGTAAAATCGTAATGAGTGCGTCTCGTCTAACCTTTGCCAACAACTCTACGAAAATGAATATCTGTAAAGAGGGATTAACTCTCGGTATGTTTACATTTAACGAATGTAGAGAAGTTTTTGAGTTTGAGCCAGTCGAGGGAGGCGATAAGCGTATCGTATCTCTAAACTATGTCGACGCTGATAAGGCTAACGAATATCAGGGAGTCGGTAACGATAAAAACAAAACAGATCCAGACAAAAAATCCGAACAAAAAGGAGATAAAAATAATGAGCAAATTAAAACCTAAACAAGTAAGACAGGTCGAATTAAGAGACCTGACAGCAAATACAGACAACGACTCTATGAAATTATCAGGACATGCGGCCGTTTATGACAGTCCTACTGTTCTCTGGGAATATAACGGAGTCGAATACAAAGAGGTTATAGCTAGAGGAGCTTTTGACAATACGGACATGAAAGACTGTTGTCTAAAATACAATCACTCTAACGATATACCAATCTTAGCGAGATATAGAGGAGGTAGTTTAATCCTTTCTCTTGATGATATAGGCCTAAAATGGGACGCTAATTTATTTGATACGAGCGTGGCTCGTGATGTTTACGCTCTGGTTAAAGGTGGGGGACTCGATAAATGCTCCTTTGCTTTTACTGTTGAGGAGGAGGAATACGACAGCTCAACTCATACCAGAACGATTAAAAAAATCGGCAAGCTATTTGACGTTTCTATAGTTGACATACCAGCTTACGACGATACGGACGTATCGGCTAGGAATTATTTTAAGTCGGAGGACGAGAAATATAAAACTCTGGAGAGAGAAAACCAGCGTAAGAGAGCAATACTCAAACTGTCGCTATAAAAATAAACAAAATTGTATTACTTAATTTAAAAAGGAGAAAAAATCATGGACCCACTTAAAAGATTGTTAGAAATTCAAAAACGTAAGGCTGAGTTAAGAAACTCCCTCAACACACTTTCTGGAGATGAGCTAGACAAAGCTATCGCAGAGGTTGACGCTCTTAAAACAGAAGAGGACGACATCAATAAGCGAATGAAACTAGCTGACGAAGTAGAGGAAAGAGGACACGCTATCGTTACCCCTGCAGGTGTAGAGGAAAGAGGTAAAGAAAAACAGTTTACCCCAGAGAACGTAATCGACTCAGAAGAGTATAGGACAGCCTTTTTAAGAAACTTACAGGGAAAAATTTTAAGCGACGTAGAAAAAAGAGCTATGACAACGGCTGAGAGTTCTGTAGGTGCTGTTATTCCTACTTTGACTATGAATAAAATTGTAGAAAAATTAGAACAGCAAGGCGTTATTTATCCTTTAGTATTCTCTTTTGCTATTCCGTCTAATGTAAAAATTCCTGTAGAGGGTGAAACAGAGGACTTTAACTGGGTAGATGAGGGTGCTAGTGGTAACGACTCTGACGATAAAATTGGCTCAGTATCACTTACAGCTATGGAGCTTATCAAAAATATTGAGATTACAGCTCATTTAGAGGCTATGTCTATTGACGCTTTTGAGTCTTTTATCGTTGCTATGTTAGCTCGTAAAGCTCGTAGAGCGATTGACTACTCAATTATCAACGGTACAGGCACTAAACAGGGTTTAGGTATCTTGACAGCGTTGAAAAATGAAATTACGACAACAGCTGGCGAAAATTGGACGTATGACGATATTATCGATTTAAAGAGAGGATTAAAAAGTGGATATTACCAAAATGCTCGTTTTGTAATGTCAACTAATACTCTTGGTACAGTTGAAAAAATTAAAGACAACAATGGTAAACCAATTTTTAAAGATGAGTCCGACAAAAACGTACCTACTTTATCTGGTAAGCCTGTCGTAGTTTACGATAATGTCCCAGACGGTGCTATTATTTTTGGTGATTTTGAATATTACTACTTTAACTTTGTTAAAGCGTTTGAAATTGCTAAAGATACCTCTGTCGGCTTTAAATCGGCTAAAACTTGCTATAGAGCTTTAGCACTATGCGACGGTAAACCAGCTTTAAATGAGGCTTTTGCTGTAAAAAAAAAGTCAGCGTAGTTAGTTCGACCACAGACTATAAAGACGTATGTACTCGTTTAGGTATCAGCTACGAGGAAACGGCTACAACTGATGATTTAAAACAACTTATTAAAAATCAAACTATGACAGAAACCTTACTTAATAAGTTGACCGTAGCTCAGTTGCAAGCCGTAGCGTCTGAGGTCTACGGACTAACTTTAGAGGCAACTGTTAAAGCTGATATAGTGGCTGAAATGCTGGAAAAGATTACAGCCTAATTGAATGATAAGAGGAGAGGCTAGACAGGGTTTTATAATCCTGTTTTTAGCCTCTTTTTAAAACATAAAGGATTTTAAAAAATGACTATAGAATTATCAGAGGTTAAGCAATATTTAAGAATTTCGCACACTCAGGACGACACTTATATCAATGAGCTTGTAAAAATGTCTGAGCAACTTATAGAAGAACAGACAGGAGTAAAATACTCTGATGAGGACAAAGTCTATAAAATGGCAATTTTACAGGCAGTAGCTCATTTTTACGATAAAAGAGAGTCGTTTAGTGAAAAATCAGCCGTTACAGTCCCTTATACGTTGGACGGCTTAATTAAACATATTGGAATGAGGGCCGTAAAAAATGAATAGAGGCGAATACAGACATTTTATCGAAATATGGGAAAACAAAGAGGCTGAGGAGACTAACCGTATGGGAGACACTCCAGAAAAAGCCGTAAAAGTTGCTGGAGTTTTCGCAAAACTTGAATTTAGAGGAGGAGGACTCTTAACAGGTCGTCAAGCTGATAGTGTTCTCGCTCAAACAACTCAAAAATTTACATATCCCTATTTTGATTTTCCAGACCTGGTCCCAGATAAAAACTGGATAGAATACGACGGTAAAAAATACAACGTATTATATACTCTGGACGAGGGGAACAGGCACGAGACATTACAAGTATTTACTAATGAAAAGGACTATTAACGTATGGGTAGTGGAATGTTTGAGGAGGGTTTTTTGTTCGACCAACTCTCCGACGCTAAAAAAAATATTTTACGCTCTATAGCTAAGGTTTACCCTAATGAGGCTGGGAAATTTGTAAAACAAGAGGCTCAGAGCTTGTCCAAAGTTGCTAAAAAAGTTGCTCGTAAAGAAGTCGGAACGTCTAAAGGCAAAAAGAAAAATTGGGTAGCAGAGAAAAGTTATCATAAAAAATTTAAAGTCGGTAAAAAATACAATTACGACGGTGATACTTGCTGTAGAGCCTACAACAGCTCCCCACACGCTCACCTAGTAGAATACGGACACTTGAATATACCTAAGACACAGAAACGCCCTACAACAAGAGAGGGACGTAAAAACGACAAGAGAAAAGCTACGAGTTACACTCAGGGAGCTTATGTCTATGACATAGCCTCTGTCGAGTTTGAGCCTCAGTTTAAAACTGATTGTGAATTATTCATGGTTAAATACGTCGACGACACGATAAGAGGAAAATTTTAAAATGATTGACTCAATGGATATATACAGAGCTATTAGAGAAATTTTATCTAAAAATTTTAAAGGGATAAAAGTACAGACAAAAGATATTAAAAATCCACGTCCTCCCTGTTTTTACATAAAACTTATTACGGATAACGGAAACCAAACAGCGTCGGAATATGAGACTACTACATACTCTTACGCTGTTATTTATTTCTCAAAAAAAGAGACTCTGGAGGATTTATTAACCGTAAAAGAGGGACTGAAAAAGATTTTTAAAAAGCCTCTAACGGTAGTAGCTTTTGACGATAAAGAGGACATTAACTACGTCGAAATCAATAGCATAAATACAAATCTGGACGAGGACAGCTACATATTAACGGTAACTCTTAATATTGAGCATACCCAACCTCTCGGCGTTGAACGCTTTGAAAGTGAAAATAACGAAATTATGGAAAATATGGAGCTGGATATAGAGTCAGTAAATTAACTACAAATAAAAAGGAGAACAAATCATGGCGAAAAGTGAGCTAGAATTAAAGGACATCATGGCGTCTATTACAGTCGCTTTTAAGCAGAGAGTCGCTACTCTTATAAAGATAGGCTCTAAGGGTGCTGTATTGGTTACGCTAAAAAATGAAAAATTGGAAGAGGCCGCAACTTATAGGCTAACGACTTATAAATCAGCTGTCTTTGACTTACCTGACCAGCCAGAATTAGAGAAGAAAATTAAACAAATTTTTAACGGTGGGGCGTCTAAGGTTATTACTTTGGAATATAAAGACACTTTTGCGAGTATTCAAGATATTATCAAGACTCGTATAAATTGGAACTGGCTAATCAGCTTAGAAACTGGAGACCAGGCAACAGTAGCGAGCTATTGTAAAGAGGCTAAAAAATTTGGACTTGTTTATAATCAAAAAACCGATAGTATCTGGGTAGCCTCTGTAAATAATCCGTCAGCGACTTTGTCTGATGAAAATAAAACAGAGATTACAGGCATGGACTTATTACCTATTGTCGTTGGCGTAATAGCTGGCTGTCCTTATACTAAGTCTATCTCGTTTAAAATTTTTAAGGAATTAGACTCAGTTGTATTGCCAGATACAATCGAATACGGACAAATTACTCTATACAATGAAGATGAGGGCGTTAGAGTTGCCAGTCCTGTAAATACTCTAACCTCTACAGACGACGAATACACAGAGGATATGAAGTCTATAGCGATTGTAGAGGGTATGAAAAGAGTCGAAGAGGACATGATTTACGCTTTTAGAACTGGCTACAAAGGTAAATACAAAAATGATTATAACCACCAATGTTTATTTTTAGCGGCCGCTGAGTATTACATTACGCAGTTGGAAGAGTTGGGAGTATTTGACCCCGGATATGATAATACTGTTGATATAAATGTATCAAAACAGCGTGCATTATGGAAAGCTCAGGGAAAAGATGTAGACAGCTGGGACGACCAGACCGTCAAAGAAACGACATATAAAAATATGTTTTATCCTTTATTAAACGTCAAATTTTTAGACGCTATTGAGGGTATGGAAATGACTGTAGAGATGTTTTAATAACATCTCTACTTTTTGGATATTACTAAAAATCAAAAGGAGATAAAAAATTATGAAAGGTACAGATATTTTTAACGGTACTAATGGCTCAGTATGGTTGTCTACAGATAACGAGGAGACGCCTATAGGTAGTGTTCAAACCTTTAACTTACATCAAACAAACCAGATAGAGGACATTGACGAGGCTGAATTTTTAGGCAAGAAAAAGCGAGTAGTAGGGTATGAACTAACAGGAACTCTTACAAAATTCAAAGTAGACCACGCTATTATCGACATAATGGAGGAATACAAAAACGGAAATACTCCAGAGATTAGCTTTATGGGTAAGGCTTATAACAAAAATACTAAACGTATGGAAGTTATCAAAGTTATAGGCGTAACTTTTAATGAGGCTGACCTTATGAACTTAGAACAAAAGACTACTACTAAGGAAGAGATACCGTATGCGGCCGAAGATTATAAGTGGATAGCTAAAGTATAATAAATTTTTAAGATAAGGAGTATTTTATTATGACAAAAAAAGAAAAAGCAAACGACAATTTAATCACTATGTCAGATGTTATGGCTAGAAAAGGATTAAAAGAGGATTACTCTGTATTTCACTCTCAAATATTTGATAAAGATTTTAAAATCGACAAAATTAAGCCTAGCGTAATTACGGACATTATGAAAACTGACGACGAAGAGTACGAAAAATATAAACAGTTGATATATAACTCTTGCTCTTTTTTCAGACAAAAAGAACTTTTAAAAGAGTTTGACTGTGAGATACCGTACGACGTGGTTAGTGAACTTTTAGAGGATAATTACGCTGAAATTTTTGAGTTTGGTAATTTAATCCTGAAAAAGTACGGATTTACACAAGATAGGCTAGAAAAAGTAAAAAAGTAATTTTGAGTGATGATGAATTTTATTTTATTCATTATTACCTACAAAAAGGACACGATTTAAGAAAACTTTTAAATCTGACAGAAGATGAGAGGCTGTTTATGGCGGCCTCTCTTTTAGCAGAAAAAGAGGAGCAAGCGAAACAATGGGAAAAACTATCGGCGTCGTACTCGCCTTAAAAGATAAATGCAGTCCTCAACTCTCTAAAGTTGCCGAAAAAATGGGAATAACAGAGAAAGAGGCTAAAAAATTACATACGCAAGCTAAAAAATTATCTAAGGAACTCGGAGAGGGTATAAAAAAAGCCTCTGTCGTATGTACGGCCGCTATAGGTGCTGTAGCTCTTGCGACTCAACAGCTTGTCAATAGAACTATTGAGGCTGGAGACAATGTCGACAAAATGTCTCAAAAAATCGGTATGTCAAGAAAAGCATATCAAGAGTGGGACTATATCATGTCTCAGAATGGTAGTAATGTCGACGTTTTACAAATGGGTTATAAAAAATTAGCGTCTCAAATGGACGGAGTTAAAAAAGGCTCTAAGGAAAGCGTCAAACTATTTAGACAGCTCGGAGTAAGTGTAAAAAATAACAGAGGACAGCTGAGAGGTCAAGAGGACGTATTTAACGATACGATAAGAGCTTTACAGCGTATGAAAAATCCTACAGAAAAGGCTATTATGGCTAATAAGCTATTTGGTAAATCAGCTATCGAGCTTAAACCTCTTTTAAATCAGTCAGCCGACTCTGTAGACGGACTCCGTAAAAAAGCTAATGATTTAGGCATGGTAATGTCTGACGAGGCTATAGACGCCTCCGTAAAAATGAAAGATACTTTTGATACGATACAAAGGTCTATGAATGGCTTAGGACTTTATGTCGGCTCAAAGTTCTTGCCTGTAATTCAAACTTTCGCAGATAAATTTACGGAGAATATCCCTAAAATTAAAGCTACGGTTACTCCTATATTTGACTCTCTTGTAGGTGTTTTTAAATTTTTATCAGAAAATATGGAGCTGGTTATTAGTGTAGCCTCTGGTTTAGTCTCAACTTTTGCCAGTTTTAACATCATTACAGGAGTTGTTAAGACAATCTCAACCCTGCAGAAAGCTATAGAATTTGTAACGGCCGCTCAGGGAATATGGAACGCTGTAATGCTTATGAACCCTATTGGAGCTATAGCCGTAGCTATCGGTGTACTTGTCGCTGGGGTTGTCTTTGCTTATAAAAAATTTGAGGGATTTAGAAACTGTGTACAGGCCGTCTGGGCGTGCGTAAAATTACTGGGGACGGTTATAGTAACAGTAAGTAAAGCTGTCTGGGATAAAATCGGCCCTTTTGTAAAATTTGGAGCAACTTTACTAAGTTGGATAACTCCTATAGGACTGGTTATAAGAGGTTTAACGGCTCTCTGTAAGTGGGTAGGTAAAGCCGTCCAGTTGGCTGGAGGTTTAAGAGGTATCGGAGACAAAGTAAAAAATTGGGCAGACGATAAAAGAGCTAATCTGGAGGCTAAAAACTCTGAAAAACCTAAAAAACACGCTTTAGGGACTAGCTACTCAACAGGCGGCCCAGCTATTGTCGGAGAATATGGTCCAGAATTGATAAACCTAAAAAAAGGGGACTCGGTTACTCCAGCTCCTAAGACACAGCAAATTTTAAACAACAATAAAGACATAAAACTAGAGCTACATATACATGGGAACATTTTTGGAATAGACGACTTTGTAGAACAAGTTAAAACAAAATTGGCTCTTGAATTAAGTACAGCTCTGGCTACTGTATGAGGTTAAATTATGAATATTGTAACTACAGATATTAAAGGGGAGTTGGTTTATATACTCCCCCATGTCCCCTCTGAGATTGAATACGGAGGAGAGGCGAACAATGAGACAATGGAGACTATGTCAGGGCCGATAAGAATAATCGGAGAGGAGGGATTAAAAAAAGTCAGTTGGACGGCTATTTTTCCTGTCTTTAAATCTTATTCATGGCAAAAAATAGGGAGTCTCGCTAACGGTTACGACTATATCAAATTTTACGAAACTATGAAAAAAAATAAACTTCCAATAAGAGTAGTTATAACCGATAGATTATTTAAGACTCATTTAAACGCTCTTATGTCTATAGACTCTTTTGTCTATAAAAAAGACAGAGCGAGGGACTATACTTACACGATTGAGCTAACGGAATACCCAGACGACAAATGGGAATTTTTAAACGACAAATTAAGAAACATAAACTATTACGCTGAGCTTGCCGAAAGGTCGGAGGCTAAAAAAGCTCTACAAAAACATGGATTATTATAAGATGAAAGCTCTACTAATCAATGGCGAAAAATTACCACACGTCGGCCCTGTTGAGTGGTCGGACGATTTAGATAATGTCGCTAATACCATAAGTTTTACAACTGATGAACAGATAAAAGTAGGCTCTACGTTTGCTTTACTCGACGGAGAGAATGAAGTTTTAAAAGGTATTGTCTCTCAATATACCCAGAACGAGCCTAACAAATTCCAGTATGCTGGTTATGATTTTGGATTTTACTTAAATAAAAATTCTATCATTAAACAGTTTAACGGTATGCAAATCTCAGACGCATTTAAAACACTTTGCAGAGATTTTAATATCCCTGTAGGCTCTATCCCCTCAATGGGTGCAACTGTTAAAAAAATCTATAAAAATGTAATACTAGCTGATGTTTTTAGAGAATTTTTAGAACTACACAGAGCAAAAACAGGACAAAATTACTATTATTTTACCTGTAAAGACGGTCGTTTTAGCGTAAAAAAATACGAGCTAAACGAAAACCTGAGGGGAATTGTAAACGACGTGGCCGCTATCAAATCTATAGACTCTATTACATCTCCGTCTATATCTGTTAGTATGGAAGATTTAAAAAATAGAGTTATCGTTACGGATAACGGCTCTGATAAAATTTCTAAACAAATCATAGCTAGTAACTCTGGCAGTATTTCAAAATACGGATTACTCCAGCATATAGAACAAGTCGACACAGACAAAACAAACAATCTGAGCAAAGTAGCAAAAAGCAAGCTCGCTGAACTTAACCAGCTTACAACTACAATAGATTTAACAATGTTGGGGAATTATGAAATGCACAAAGGCGTAATCATGCCTGTAATTAACGAGAGATTGTCTTTATCTGGAGATTTTTTAATAAAATCCAGCCGTCATACTCTCGACGGAATAAAAGAGACTGTATCTGTCAGTCTGATTAAATATGACAGGAGTAAGTTATAATGTCAAAACCTGATTTAACCCAGCTTTTAGCTAAAAAATTTAAAGATTGTCAAAACCCTACGGATTTAAAACCGTCTCTTGTTGGTGTAGTTAAACAGTTAGAGCCTGTAGTAGTTGCTCTGGAGGACGGAGCTATCTTACTAACAGAGGGGATAGAGTTACTTGTCTCTGAGTGGTTTAGATTTAGATGTAATATCGACAAATCTGGAGCGTTAAGCTCTGATGTCCCCTCTAGTTTAGAGAGTGCTAAAGGTGTTACAGAGACTCACTCTCAGAGTGGAAGTCCCTGCAGTATGCCAGACGCTATAAGCTATCTGGCTGACGCTATTACCTCAATAAATACGGAGCTTTTAGCTCTTAAATGCGAGCTGGCTTTAGGTGATATGGTCGAGTTAGCCAGCTTAGAACAGACAGACAAATATATTTTAATTGATAAGGTGTTATAAAATGTTTCCTGAAAATACTTTAAGAGAACAAATACAAAATTATAAAGACTCTGTAAAATCTCAGTCTACTCAACTGGGTAAAACCCCAGCTTACAATTATGAAAAATCACAGATAATCATTACAAATGGAGGCCCTAAACTTGTTACTGATATAGAGGCTATCCAACAATGGATTATACTTTTTGTTTTGACCCCTAAAGATGTTTACAGCATTTATAAAGGGACAAATTTTGGGACATCTTACCGTAAATTACTCGGACAAAAAACAGTAAATACTGGTTTTGAGGAGTCAGAACTAGAGCGAGAAATTATAGAGGGTTTACCTCTAAACCCAGCCATAAAAGAGGTTACTAACGTAGAGATGTCAAAAAACGGCAAATATTTAAACCTCAATATACAAGTTGAATTATACAACGGAGAGCTTTTAGATACGTTCGTAGAAAAAGCGTACACAATCAAATAAGGAGTATAAAAAATGAGCATTATTAACGTCAGTAAAACAAGTGAGGAGTTGACGGCTGAAATGTTAGCCGAAGTCCCGGACAAATACCAGAAAACAGTAGGCTTTTATATTTGGGATTTACTCAGAGCTATAAGTATTACACTTATTGAATTATGGGACTCTTTACTATACATAGGAGGTTTAGACGATTTAACAAATTTCAGTTATGACGATTTAGTCAGGTTTGTTAAGCAACGTAGAGGAATTATAGCAAAAGAGGAGAGCTATGCTATAGGGTATTTACAGATTGTTACTGGAGACGGTGGAACTATTAAAACAGGTGATATTTTTGAGACTCCAGACGGCTTACAATTTGAGGCAGTAGACACAGTAGAAGTCGCTGAGGGAGAACTCTTTAAAATTCAATGTTTGACAGCTGGTCCAGACGGAAACGTCCCAGCGAATAGCGTAAATATTATCCCTAAAACTATTCAGGGAGTCGTAAAAGTAACAAATCCAGAGCCTATGTCTGGAGGGTACGAGAAAGAGTCCAAAGAGTCCATTATTCAAAGGTACGAGGAGGATTTACAAAACCCTATAACATCTGGGAATATTTACCACTATAAAAAATGGGCCAAAGAAGTTACAGGAGTTGGAGAGGCTGACGTAAAACCACTCTGGGACGGTGATAATACTGTAAAAGTAATTATCGTAGACGCAAATATGGAGACAGCCGATAGTACACTCGTTAAAAAAGTTCAGGATTATATAGATCCATACACTTTAGAGGACGGAGTTAAAAAAGGCTGGGGGTGTGGAAACGGTCAAGCTCCGATAGGTGCTTACTGTACTGTTGTTAGTGCTACTGGTTTAAATTTGGCTATATCCTATAAAGCAAAATTAAAAACTGGAGCTACTGAGGAACTTGTAGAGAAATCCGTAACAGAGTCTATTTTGAAATACCTACACTCAATAGCTTTTGATGATAATGAGACTTATGTATCTTATGCACAAATCGGCTCTAGGATTTTAAGCTCTGACGGTATCTCTGACTATAAAGATTTACTCGTAAATGGAGGGACAGACAATATCCCTATATTAAACAGTAAAACAGATAGAGAGGTCGCTGTATTAGAGTCTATTGATTTTGAGGTGATATAAATGAGCTATTTAGAAAAAATAACAAAACTTTTAAATAAGCGATACTGGACGGATATTTTTACAAATGTGATTTTAACTCCAGTATCAAATAAATTAACCTTTTTAAAGACTAAAATAGATGAACTTTACTGTAATTTCTTCTTTGACTCGCTCAATGAGGACGGCTGTAACTATTTTGAAAATCTTTTAAAAATTTCACCAGAGGAGGGAGACTCTATCGAGAATAGACGAGCAAAAATACAGGCTCGTTGGTTGAGTAACAATCATAACACGCTTAGTTTAATTCAGGCTATATGTCGCTCTTGGAATGACGGAGAGGCTGAGGCTGATTTTATTAACGGAAAAATCCAGCTCAAATTTAAAACGATAGGCACTCCAGCAAATCTTAACAGTCTTTTAGAGGCTATCGGAATTGTAAAGCCATCTCATATCCCTGTTTTGACTTTGTTTAGTTACCTCATTATCGAAACAATACACGAAGTTAAGACGATTGAAGAAATGGAAGAGCTGACTATAGATATGTTTGAATTTTAAGAAAAGGAGTAAAAAATATGTCAAATACTACAGAAAATCTAAAACTTTTTAAATATGACGCAGAGGCTGACAAAAAAGAAAAATTTAATATTACAAAGGCTTTAAATAATAACTTTGATACAATAGACTCAGCTGTAGGCGATATTGCTTTACGAGCTGGCATACCTCCGTCAAATTGTAAAAATCTTAGAATAGAAAAAGAGGGGACTACAGTATCTTTGAACTGGAAAGACCCTAGCGATACGGTTATAGAAGATTTAACACTATGCTCTTGGAAAAAAACAATAGTAGTAAGAAAAGCTGGAAGTTATCCAGAGAATGAAAAAGACGGAGATATAATCGTCGAAAATACTACCAGAAACGCTTACGACACAGTAGCGTTGGTTGATACTCTACCTGATGAGGATAACGAGTATTTTTATAGCGTATTTCCAGTCTCTAAAAACAATGTCGTAAACTTAAACGACTCTAACAGGTTTGGGAGTGCTGAGATTTACGAGTTTGTAATCGACCCTAATAACGCTTTGCCTAGTGGTGCTGTATCTTACCCTGCAGGGAGTAAAAACGAAAAATTTACGCCAGCTGGCATGGATTATAATAGTGGAGTTTTCAACTATGGCTCTTGGGGAGACGCCTTTTTTATGAATTTGTTTAAGCCTTGTATGTTAAAGTATGACGGCACAGTAGACTATTATTTAGACCCTAACAATTACAGCAAAAAACTTAACGGCCCAGCCTCAGATGTTGCTAATAGTTCTTATGGTGGTAACGCTATGGTAGAAATAGGACAAATCTGGATTAAAGAGGAGGAAATAAACGGACGTAAACATATCTATATCGCAAACAAGCAAATAGACGACTCCTACGACTGTTTTACTCATATCCGTAAGGACGGTACATACAATAAAAATGTATATCGAGCTATTTACGACGGCTCAAATATCAGTAATAAAATCCGTTCTTTATCAGGTCAAGCAATTTGTAAAAATGTCGCTGGTGATACTCAAATGGCTTACGCTAAGGCTAACGGTAACGGCTGGAATGTAGACCCATACAATTTAAGACGCTTAATCAACTATTTACTAATTCTGGTTGGTAAATCCTTAGACACTCAGTCTGTTTATGGTACAGGCCGCTACTCTGGAGGCTCTAATAACTCAAATAACCAACTTAATACAGGGACTTTAGACAATAAGGGTATGTTTTACGGTGATAATAACAACGGAGCTGTTAAAGTATTCCATATTGAGAACTGGTGGGGGAATATTTGGAAATTTACTAACGGACTTATCCAGAAAAACGGAAAACTTTTATATAAAATGTGTGAGGGACAGGCTGACGGCTCTACTGTAGATGATTATAATGTTACAGGAGACGGATATATAGACTCTGGCGTAACAAATGCTGGGACGGTCTCTCAATGCTACATAAAAAATATGAAGTTAGTACCAAAATTGGGACTTGTACCAACGTCCGACGCTGGGGGTTCTTCCTCTACTTATTATTGCGACGGTTTCTGGTCTAATTCCTCTGTTGTCGGTTTCGCTCGCTTTGGTTGCGATCCGATTGACGGCTTGTTGGTTGGTGCTTTTGCGTTCTTTGTCGACAACGCCTCTTCTCTTTCGAGTTGGGGCTATGGCGTGTCGCTCTCTTACTCTAAGCCTCTTTAGGGGGTTTGGGGGAGCTATCCCCCATTTAATCTATTGAGCCTTTAGGCTCATGAAAATATTTTTTTTCTACACTAAGTAAATGATTTTACGGTTAAAATCGCTTGTAGATTTTTTATTTATGGTATATTTTCCATAGCGTACTAGGTGTTTTGCACTTTTAAAATTTGGATAATATACTACGAGTTTCGCTCGCTTTGGTTCGAGTTCGCTGGAGAGCTTTTTAGCTGGTTGTTTTGCTCTTACTGTGAATAACCCCAGCTATCATACAGTTTGGAACTATGGCGTGTCGCTCGCATACTAAAAAATTATGGGTAATAATTCAGGGTTTCGCTCGCTTTGGTAGCAATCCGATTGACGGCTTGTTGGTTGGTGCTTTTGCGTTCAATGTCAACAACGCCTCTTCTATTTCGAATTGGAACTATGGCGTGTCGCTCAATTACTAAAGATACAATACTTACAATGTGGTTTATTATCCATACCACTCGGTAAAAATTAACCGACAAAGAGGCATGGGCCAGTAACTTGTAGAAAGCTCGTGAGGTTTTAGTAAGAGAATGAAATCATATAATCACCTCTTTGAAATTGCGATAAGCGACGATATTATTTTATCGTCGCTGAGTGGTGCAAGCAAAGGTAAGAGAAACAGACCAGAAGTCGACAAAATTTTTAAAAACTTAGATAAATACGTTAAAAAATATAGGGATTGGCTTATTAAAGGGGAATATACCCCCATAAAACATAATGCAGTAGAGATTAACGACGGCTTTTTACTTAAAAAGAGAGTTGTAATACAGCCTTATTTTTATCCTGAACAATGGACTCAGCACGTCGTAGTTAAAACCTTACAGCCGATATTTTATAAAGGTATGTATGAATATTCCTGTGGGTCTATTCCGGGACGAGGTGTCCATTATGGTAAAAAGTATATAGAGAAATTTATCAAAAAAAATAAAGCTGAGATTAAATATGTTTTAAAATTGGATATTAAACATTTTTATCAAAGTATCAATATTGATATTTTAAAAGACAAACTCAGAAAAACTATACATGATGAGAAGATGTTAAAGCTGATATTTTTTGTACTGGACTCTAACTCTGCAGAACTCAGAGGAGAAGAATTTAGAGAGGGTTTACCTATCGGCTTTTATACGTCTCAATGGTTTGCAAATTGGTTTTTACAAGACTTTGACCACTTTGTAAAAGAGGAATTAAAAGCGAAATGCTACGTTAGGTATATGGACGATATTGTAATTTTTGGACGAAATAAAAAAGAATTACATAAGAATTTTGAAAGAATTAAAGACTATTTAGCCTCTATTGATTTAGAGGTTAAATCTAATTATCAGATTTTTAGGTTTTATTACATAGACAAAAACGGCAATCGTAGAGGACGTCCTATCGACTTTATGGGGTTTAAGTTCTACAGAGATAAAACAACTATAAGAGCTAAAATTTTTCTAAGAGCAATCCGTAAAGCTAGAAGAATGGGGAGTAAAAAACAGATTACTTGGTATGACTCATGCCAGCTTTTAAGCTATATGGGTTGGTTTAAGGCTACAAATACTTATAAGGCTTTTAAGAAATATATAGAGCCTAATGTAAAAATCAAACTTTGTAAAAAATTGATAAGTAACCATTTTAAAAAGAGAAAGGAGTAATTAAAATGGCTGAATTATGCTACAGAAAAGCTGAGAGCTTAATACGTCCGTCTGAGATTGATACAACATCATCACCAGACGGCGTTTTTATTAGGGAAAAAATCGAGGCTGTAGAAGTTGAGACGGAGTTAGGAGAGCATATCGTTAAATACACTTATGACGAGGCTTTTTTAACTCAGGGAGAGTATGAACTCTATAAGACTTCTCAATATAGAAACACAGTCTCAGAGGCTCTAAACTCTCTGACTCTACGTCGTGAGTCTGAAATTATCGACGAGTACACTTTACAGCTTATAGAGGAGGGTGTTATCTAATGAGAATTTTAATAGAAAGCTTAAAAAGGCTTTACAATGCTGGGAGAATTACAAAAGACCAGCTAATCGACCGTTACGAGTCAGGTTTAATTACTCGTGAAGAGTACGACTATATCGTACAGTAGTTAGTATCGGAAAAAGAGGAGATTTAAACTATGTTTATCAACAAAAACACTTTTAAAGCAAAACTCGGAGAAGTTTTGGACAAATACTCTGATTTAAAAGACCAGGTCAAAGATAAAATTATTAACTTGGCTAAAGAAAATTTACAGGGATATGAGAAAAAAGAAATAGTAGACGCTTTTTTAGTTAAAGAATTAACGCTATTAAAAGGTAAAAATGTCTTGTTAGATATTTTGCTAGACTTTTTCATAGCCAGAGTCCCTAAAACAACTCAAAAAATCTACGACAAACTCAGAGCAAAAATCGAGGGGATTACAAAGGAGTAGGAGTAAATGGATAAAGATAAATTTGTACAATACGCCCCAGTAATTATAGTTATACTGGGGTTTTTACTTACCTACAATGTCTTTGTAACCCCTGCAGTATTAGAAAAAAGATTGAACGAATACGACCAGAAAATAGAGCAGACCTACGCTACAAAGTTGGAAGTAAGTAGACAGCAAAAACAGTTAGACGATATTTTTGTCAAAATTGATAAAATTTATGACTACATTATCGAAAAAAAATAAAAGGAGATGTAAATAATGTCAGACGAATTATTTAAGAAAGCTCTAAATTTTGTTTTAAAGTGGGAGGGAGGCTACGTCAATAACCCTAACGACAAAGGAGGAGCTACTAATAAAGGTATTACACAAAGCACTTATAACAGCTGGCTAGTATCAAAAGGATTACAGCGTAAAGATGTAAAATTTATCTCCCAGAAAGAAGTTGAGGACATTTACTATAAAAACTACTGGCTAAAAGCTGGCTGTCAGAAAATGTCTAAAATTTTCGCTGTATTAGCTTTTGATACGGCTGTAAATATGGGAGTCGGACGAGTGCAAGAATTTTTAAAGGCCGCTCAATGGAAAGACCCAGAGAAATTTATAAAAGCCAGAGAGGAAAAATATAGAGAGTTTGCAAAATACGGCAATCAGAAAATATTTTTAAAAGGCTGGCTAAACAGACTCAATGATTTAAAAATTTTTATTAAAAAGATTTAATGTCATATACTCCTTATCTATCTAAAACCCCTACGCTTTACGGCTAGGGGTTTTTTAGTATTGGAATATTTTTAAGGAATATTTACGGCTGAAAAATTAACTATGCAATTTTTAAAAATTTAAGACGCTCAAAAAAGATAACATTATTTTTATCTCGGACAGAGTCGTATAGTTTTCTTGCTAAAAGTTCTAACGTCTCCTCTTTGAGTCCACCATTTAAAACAACTAGAACAATTAAAATCAGAGCCTACGGGCTCTTTTTTAATACTTTCGATACATTTATCCTTTGAAGAAATTATTGCAGACTTGAATTCAGCGAACCCAACTTCCGCAATCTCTTTTTTAGCAAGCTTTACGAGATTTTCAATAGTCGCAAACGGCTCTTTAAAGACCACTTTAACCCTTTTATCTTTTGCTGTAGCGGATAGGTATGTTTCTCTAATAATATTAGTGACTTCTTCTGCTGAAAGTTCGGTAGCTGGTAAGCTTGCTTTTCGGCACAAATCAAGGATTTTCAGTCCTGTATCTAAGAAATTTGTATTAGCATAGAGGTGTTTTTGGTATTCTGCACTTAATTGGTTTAATTTTACCTCATATTCGTTTTTTAGATTTATCCACATGTTATAGTCAAGAACATTATTTACTTGGTCAAGATACATCTTTTTTAGAATTTCTTTGCATTGTTCAATTTCAGAAGTAATTCTTGTTACTTCTGTTTTGTGATACTCCTGCTCATCGCCCAAACATTCTTTGAGAGAATATTTTACTAATTCGTATAAATCCTCGTCTAATCCAATGCGTTTTAAGTGCATTCGGAAAGATTGAGTAAGATGTTTTTCAGAAATATAACAAGTATTAGGGCAACTTCTATCAAAATGCGAACAGCGGTAATAAATGTTGTGCTTTTTCTGTCTTTCTCCACAGAATGAATATCCGCAAACTCCACATTTTACTATTCACGGATATAGAAAATCGAAATTTTTACGAACTTTTGACTTATCCACTTTATGAAAAGCTAATTGGGCTTTGTCAAAAATATCTCTTGAAATTATTGCAGGGTGTTTACCTTGGTAAATAATGCCGTTACAATTCATTTGACCAACATAAATAACATTTTTTAGCATTGATTCAAGTACACATTGAGTTATTTTAGGTCTTTCAGCTTTGTAATAATATCCCTCAACAAAAAGTTCTTCACATAATTTTCTAAGTGAAAATTTTCCGGTTGCAAATAATTCAAAGGCTCTGCGAATAAACAAAATTCTTGATTTATCTATGATTAAATTCTTTTTTGCTCCTCTCAAATATCCATAAGGCGGTTGAAATGGCCAATAACCCTGTTCAAGCCCCTCATGTAAACCTTTTGAGATTTCTTCGGAAAGGTTATCAATGTAATTTTTTGCCATTAGAACCTTAATCCCATGGATAAATTTGTCATGGGATTTGGAATTTTTGCTAATAATGCTACCTTCTTTCACTAGATGAACTTCTAAGTCATAATCTTCAAGAGTAACATAATCTTTGAAGTTACGATATAATCTATCTGTTTTTTCTACAAGTACGGTCTTTATTTCAGGATTTTCTTTTAGAAAAGCTAACATGGCATTATAATTAGTTCGACCTGCCTTCTTGGCGGTTTCAGCGTCTGAATATTCGTTGACAATTTGAAATCCGCTTTTTAGTGCGTATTCTTTTAGCAATTTTAACTGTGCGGGGATAGAAAATCCCTCACGTTCTTGTTCTCTGCTAGATACACGTGCATAAATAACCGCTTGTTTGTTTTGCATAATCTGAACTCCTTAAAATTTCTGAACCTGTATGTTTTTATTTTTACTCATTTTGGCAAAAAGTAAAGTAGGCTTGGCATACGACTTCCCAATAATATTTACTGGGAAGTAAGCTCCCTATTGAATTTTAGAATACTTAATATTACCCAACAGAATAATTGAAATCGTTATTTTTTATGATTTTATAAGGAAAAAGGAGTGTGGAAATGACAAAAGCAATATGTTGCAAAAATACGGAAAAAGAAGTCGACAAAGATAATATTTGGAGTGATGATTTATTTGAACGACAAAAAGTTGCAAATAATTTTACTAAAATCATTGAGTCTATAGAACAACCTTATGTGCTTTCAATCAATTCAAGATATGGAAGTGGTAAAACATTTTTCTTAAAGCGTTGGGCTGAAGATTTAAAACAAAAAGGAGAACATGTAGTATTTTTCAATGCTTGGAATTGTGATTTTATAGAAAAACCTCTAATTCCATTCCTATATAATTTTATACTACAATTAAAAGAACAGAACTTAGTTGAATATGGTATTCAAGAAGATTTAAAAAATTGTAAAGAAGTTTTCTGCATAGCTGTTAAAGAAATAATTGAAAAATATTCTGGATTAAATGTTGATATTTTAAACGATCATAAAAATCCAGACACCTTGAAACTACCTACTATTAGAACATTAACAGATTACCAAGAATTAGAAAATATACTTGATAATTTTAAAAAAGGTTTATCAGGAATAACTTCAAAGCTTAATGGTAAAAACATATATGTATTTGTTGATGAATTGGAACGTTGTAGACCTACATTTGCAATAGAGTTACTTGAGGCTATTAAGCATTTGTTTGGGGTAAAAGGACTTGTGTTTGTTTTAGGTATAGATAGAGAGCAGTTAAAACATACAATAAGTAATATATATGGATGTGGAATGGATGGTGAGGGGTATTTAAGGCGTTTTATTGATTTAGAATTGGAATTACCACAACCAGATATAAAGAAATTTACAAAATATTTGCAAAAAAGTTTTGAAATAGTTAACAAAGACAACCATAAGGGTTCTTTGACTTGTGGATATGATATGTTTGATACTTTTTTTAATTTATTTGCGTTAATATATCCAATGCAATTAAGAGATGTTGAACAAATTTATGCAAAGTTTAATGTAATAACTAAAATGTTTGATGAAAATACTAATAAAATTATGCCGATATTGGCAATTCTATTAGTATTAAAGGCGAAAGATAAATCTTTATATAATCAATTTACTTCAGAAAATTTATCTTATAAAAATATTGAAATGTTTTTAGACAAGAATATTATTCAAAAATTAAATGATTATAGTGTTTTTGGTAAAAAACAGTTATTAGAACAATTTAAAGTTACATGTATGATTTTTTCCAATGAAGACTATAAAAAAATTCTGGAAAAGATGTATAGTGAATATTCTAATTCTGATATAAATAATATTCCACAAGGAATTAAAGATAAAATGAAGGCATATAAAAGGGTTGCTGAATCTCAAAATTATTACGAATGTTTTGAAGTAAATTACATTGAATATTTAAAAAATATGATTTCTTATATAAAATCTGAATAAAAAAGAAAACCCGCACATTTTCATGTGCGGGTACATTCAAAAGTAAGGAATTTATGACTAATTATCTTTTACGGATTTTTCGAAAAGTTGGTTTGAATGTGATTTTGACTTTATCGCCTTGAAGTTCAAATTTATTCGTAATGAGTTTGAGAATTTCTCTTTGATTTTCCATATTTAGGTTAATAAAGGAGTCGTAAAGTCGTTTTTGGGAAATTTCGTTGCATTTTGACTCCAAATATTGGATTTTTTGTTTGGTTTTTGAAATTTTTTCGGTCAGGTTATTGTACTTATTGTCAATATCTTCCTGATTTGCGGCGATGAAATCCTCATCATCTATACCGTTTTCCTCGATGAAGTCGTTTAATTGTAGTTCCTTGTGGTACTTACGACTAACATTCCGTTTTAGGTTAGAATATTTTTGTTTTATGGGCTTTAATTCTTCTTTTAAAACTTCTTTAACAATCTCATTTGGAATTAAGTTTAGCCGAATTTCTTTGAGATAATTCAACACAAAATCCGTAACAATTGTTTCATTAACTGAATGCCGAATTTTGTTGTTATCAAAAGCCGTATAATAGATATATCGACCTTTTTTGATTTCTCCAGTCATAATTTTTCCTGTTTCTTGAAGTCTTAGTAAGTTTGAATAAAGAAAACAATGTTTTTGTTGTTTTTCATTTGCTGAAGTTTTGAGAACCTTTTGAACTTTATCGAATAATTCTTGACTGACTATTGGTTTATACTTCCCTTTTATCGGAGTTTCAATATCTGGAAAGTCAAAATATCCAGTATAAAACTTGTTTTTCAAAATTCGTGAAAGAGTTGCTTTTTGAATTTTCTTGCTTTTTTGCAATTTATATTCATAACCTAGTTCAAATAGCTTTTCAGAAAGTGTGTTCAACGAATATTCATTAGTTGAATACAATTCGTAAGCCTTTCGCACAATTTCTGCTTCTTTTGGAATAATAACTATTCGTTTGTTTCGCATTCTGTACCCAAATGGAACTCTACTTGGTCGAATTCCTGTTTTTGCTCTTTCCATAAGCCCCTTTTTACGAATTTCATTCATGTGCTTAACTTCAAATTCTGCACTTGCAATAAGTATGCTTGTTAAGAATTTTTCATGGGATTTGAAAGGTTTAGAAATAGTCATATTCTCTTTTACAAAAATTATTTTGGTATCGAATTTATCAACAAGAACTTCAATTGGGTAGAAATCATATTGATTTCTTGTTAAACGATTTATGCAGAATGAAATAATCACATCTGCCTTATCTTTAGATTGTTGATTTGCAATCATTTTATAGAAAACTGGTCTATCATACGGTGTCATAGCACTTTTATTTTCATAATAGACATTCCTGACAGTAATACCGTTTGCCTCACAATATTTCCGGCATTCGTTTTCTTGTGTTTCTCTCGACATCCCATCTTCTTGAGATTTACTTGACAATCTTATATAAATATCTGCTATTATTTTCTTATTCATCGTCATACTCCTTATTTTCAGGTCTAAAAGATACTCTATTTTTTATGTCTAATAAGGTTTCATTCTCAGATATATCAAATTTTATTGCTTTACCAATAGGTTTGAGGTCTGTTGCATTTAGATTTACTGCTCGTTTGTCGTTTGCTAATTTTAATCGGAGCTGAGCAGGTGTTAGTTTTCGGTATTCACTTGTACTGTTGTAAATATCACAGTATTTTGTGAGATTTATCCGCAAATACTTGTTTTTAGTAATTAGAAAATCTCTGCCATATATAAGCAATTCCTTATTAAATAGCTTATACACATCTGCCAAAAACACATCTCCATAGGATAGTTCTGTATCAATGTATTGTTCAAAATATTCAAGATATTCTTTAGCCAAAGTTTCAGTATTTAGGATTTCTTCGCCTAAAATATCATTGATTACAGCCCAAATTGACATTCCGATTGCAACGTTATTGCAAATTCTAGCAAAACTGCAATATTTTTGAGCGATTTTGTATTGTTCATGGTAAATCTCAATGATTTTACTTCTGTAATACAGAATTTCAGGCAAAAAACAAGAAAGCAGTTTCAAATTTTCTTCTGAATGATACTTAAAGTTGCTCAAATCAAATTGTCCACGTTTGAAATTTACTGGAATACATCTTGAAAAATTTGCAAAAGTCATATTTTCAAAGAAATGGTTTGTTCCTGCACAAAATGAAGTATTGATTTCGGTAACAATTTCTTTCCCGTCTTTAGAAGATTTTTTCCTAGGATTAGCCGAAAATGCGTCTTTCCCCAAGTCCTCAAAATTTAGCATTCGCTTGTTATCCAACTCCTCAAAAAATACAACAAAATTATTAAACTTTTGAAGTTGAACACGCAAAGCCACCATTGTTGACGTTCCGCTTGTAAGTTTTGTATAGTTAGTAATGCCAAATATTGCGGCTAAAATATGAATAATAGTTGATTTTCCTGCATTTGATTGCCCATAAAATATAGCATACGGAAAACCTTGAGCCTTTGAAATAAATAAGTCAAAAAAGCAATTTGCAATTACAACCGCTATTGCCATATAAATAGGTGCATTAAAAGTTTTTATTATCGTCAAAGCAAGTTCTTTGAGAACTTCTTTTGGATTATTACTAATAACAAGTTTGGGGACCACATCATTTGCAGGGAGAATTTGGAGTTTTTCTTCTTCTGTAAGATGTAAATCATCAGGGATTTTGGGGTATTCTTCTATTGTATTAGTATCAATTTGAATTTTTGAATTTCCCATAATATAAGAATTTTCAGATGATTGATAACCAAAATTTGTGTAAATTTCAATACTTTTCAAATTTTCATATAGCATTTGAATTAGTAGCAAAAACTTCTGCTTGTTGAAATTTTCGTAAAGCCCGACAATTCCATGATGGATAGCCTTAAAAAATGCGCTAAAATCTGTTTCATCGTTCCCCTCAATAATTTTGATGTAGCGTTTCTGCGGTTGTTTTTCTTTAATCACTCATAACGCAAGTTTTTCTATAACTTTATAGGTGTTTTTAGTGCTAGTTATTAGTTTTATTACGAATAAACCTTGAATAGCATAATTTGCAATTTTACTGGTGATAATTTCGTTGTTTTTGTCTTGGTAGCTGTAGATTAAACAGTTATCTAAGTTTTCGATTTTTTTCATTTGGTTTCCTCCTATTGATGATAAAAAAGAACGCTCAAGGTACACTTGAGCGTTCCAATAAGGATTTCTCCTTATTTTTCTGATATTGTAATCACAATATCGTTAGATCCGATTGGAATTTCACTACTTGGAGATACAACTATTTGATTGTGTTTTGTCATTATTGCATTTAAAAGATTGTTCTTCCAATGTAGAAAGACATTATACCTCGCAAATTGTAATGAAAACGGAATGTATTCGTCAGGAAGTTGAATTTCGTAAATGCTACTTAAAACATCTTCTTCTGAATTTGAATTTAAGATAGTTCCAATATGTAAATCAACAAGAAGTTTGATTTCTTCTAGTGAATTAATTTCGGAAATTTCTAAAAATTCCCCGTTTTTGTTGAAAAATTTACTGTTTTCCAACTTTTCCATTACGGATTGTGCAATTCCGATTTCTTTTAATTTTTCGAAATCGTATGCACCAAGAGTACAATAAGAAAGATTTTCTGTCATTTTCTTTTTCTCCTATAGCTCTACTCTATGCCCGTAGAGTTTAAGTTATTTTTGTACTACACTGTTCATATATAGCATAGTTCTATGAACAGCTATATTGTTGGAGATTAAATCTCCGGTTGGGAAGAAGTTAAACGGGTTGAAATCGTATCAGCAAATAAGATTTTTAATAACCGTTTAATTTCTTCTTTTTCGTAATCACTTCAACTTGTATCTTGATTACGAAGACTATTTTTTCAAATTTGTTTGTTCACGTTTTTCTCCTTTCGTATACTGTATATAAAATCTTTTTCATCAAAAATTTGTTTTATTGTGATTATTCGTATTATTTATTTGAAATATTGACTATATAAGCATTTTAAGTTATTATTTTATCAATACAAAGTATTGATAGGTAAAAATATGGTACTAAAGAGATTAAACTGTTTGCATGAATGGGTTAAAAATGGAACTAAAAACGGAAAACAACGATATATTTGCAAGAAATGCAAAAAAACTTGTGGAGAGTTAGATATAAATATACAAAAAGCATTATATAAGTTGAATTTAGACCTAATACATTCATATCCAGAAGAAGATGAATATATCTGGAATGAAGATTATTCATTTGATGATGAAGTATATAAATTTAGAGTTTCTAAAATCCGAATTCCATTATCAGAATTTGTTAAAATGATAAAAAGTACAAAAGGGCGAATAAAGAATTCTATGATTGTTTATTTGAATGAAATAGAATTAGGAAGTTCTAATTTTAGAGAACAACAACTTTTAGTATATGAGGTATATTAATTTATGTATGAAAGATATTTTTTAGGGCTTGATTCTGAAGAATTAGATAATTTTTTAAATAATAGTAAATTAAGTGTAAATCCATTTGCAGGAATACAAGGAAGATATTTGCAAATTGACAAAATTATGCAAAGAATACTTTTTAATCTCCCAGAAGATAAAAAGATTTTTTTAGCCAATAAAATCAAAATGTTCTATAATGAGGAACAAAATCCAAACTTGAATAATAATTCTCTGTTGCAATGGATTAGTAATGGAGATGTTTTAGTATTTTATTCTCGAAATAGATTTATAGATCTTTTTCTTTGGATAACATCTAAGTACCTTTTGAGTATAAAAAAAGAAAATATGCTAATGCTTTTTGAAAAACGAAATTACAAAATTGAAATTTTAGAAAAAAGACTGCACAAAAACTTAGAATTATGGGCTTTTTTAACGAAAACATCAGGAAAGCAGAAAAAGCAAGATAAATGTATTTTTGTATTTAAAACATCTGAACATGTGATTTTTATTTCTCCAAAATTCAGAGTCAATTTATCAGAATTTTGTGGGGAATATATTAATTTTGACATAACCTCAACAAAAGTTTTAACAATAAATAATTTTGATTTCGAATTAGTTGATGAAATTGCAGATAACAATTTTTCTCTTGAAAATCTTCGAAAGAAAATTATGTATAATCCAAAAACAAAACATTTAGAAAATCGTACAGAATTTATAACTCACTATCTATGTTCTTGGATAATTCCAGCTGGAGAGGCTGCTGAGATTTCCGCATTGGCAGATTCTGAATAATAAATGTTATCAAGTTGATTTTTCAATTATTTTGATTTCATAATCTGTTAGATTGTAAAGTTTATAGACACCTTGGTCAATTTTGTAATCAAGACTATTTATTCGTTATTTGATTTTCTTTATACAAAATAATATGTCTTTCTTTTAGAGCAAGAGTTTTCAATCGGATATAAAACTATAGCCATGATTTTATTGTTTGTGTTAGACTTTTATTAGAAAGTAGGAGTTTAATATGAACGAACAAGAAAAACAAGAGATACTTCTAAAAGCTAAGACCTTTTTTAAGAAAAATATTGTAAAAAATCATATTAAAAATACTAAGAAATTAAAAAAGATAAAAGAATTTGTTATTAATCCTTTTTTAATTAAATATTTGGCAAATTTTGCTTTTGGGGACACTTCAAAAGAAAGTCTGGCCAAGGCTCTTATTTATCCAAGAGTCTTAGGAACATCTATAAATACTACTTTTGGCAATCAAATTCAAACTTTTTGTTGTGAAGTGTTATCTGGTTTGGCTTCTACTACTTCTGGTATTGACATTGAATTTGTAGACGCTATTGATGGGAGAAGAAAATATTGTCAAATTAAATCTGGTCCGAATACAATAAATTTTGCAGATATTACATCTATTAAAGATGATTTTAAGGCGATTAAAAATTTAGCTCGTGTAAATCGATTACCCAATTTTAATCCAAATATTGATTGTATTGTTGGAATTCTTTATGGAGTAGAGTCAGATTTATCTCAATTTTATAAAACAATTAACGAAGAATATCCTGTAGTTATAGGTCAAGATTTTTGGTATCGATTAACTGGGGATGAAAATTTTTACAATGAACTTATTGAAACATTTACATCTATTGCTGACGAAGTTGACAGCACAGATTTAATTTCCGAAGTTATCCAAGAATTGGTTAAACAATTATAATTAGTTATCTGATAAATAAGATTTAATAGCCTTTTTTATTTGTACCCCAATTTGTCTTCCTAGTTCTACAGGTACTGCATTTCCAATTTGTTTGTATTGTTGCCCAATACCTCCTGTGAATTCCCAGTCGTCAGGAAATGTCTGTATTCTTGCATATTCTCTAACTGTAAAAGGTCTAGTTTCATCGGGATGACATCTTTCTGTTTGTTTCTGACTTGGGGAACAGGTCAATGTTAGGCAAGGTTCATCCCAAGCAATTCTTCTCGCCATCCCAGTTCTTCCTCCACCACTTGAAAAGCTTTTACCCATATATGTTTTTTGTATATTTAATGGTAAATTTCTCCAACAACCACCTGGAGGAACAAGTTTTAATACATCTTGCTTGGCTTTGCTATAAGATTGCCCTTCTGATTTTGGAACATTTTTTAATGCATCTCGTAAGGTTTTTATTTTCTTTGATTCTTTGGGGTATTCAAATTTTATTTTTGAACCCTTTTTGGTTCCAACGATTACAATTCGTTCCCTTTTTTGTGGAACATTATAATTTACCGCATTTAATAATTTTGTTTGTATGTCATATCCTAGGCTTTCAAAAATATCAATAATAGTTTTTAAAGTTCGCCCCTCATCATGAGATATTAATCCTCGAACATTCTCTGCAACAAATATTACTGGTTCTGTTTCTTTTACACAACGAGCAAATTCATAAAATAATGTTCCTCTAGTATCTTCAAAACCAAGTTTTTTACCAGCATAACTAAAAGCTTGACAAGGGAACCCTCCTGTTACAATATTTATTTTTCCCTTATATGGCTTAAAATCTATTTTTGAAACATCTGAGCAAATTACATTCCAATTTGGTCTATTTTTTGATAAGGTATCGCAACAATACTTGTCATTGTCAACATGAAGAATAGTATCAATTCCAGCTTGTTCCAAACCAAGAGCTAATCCTCCTCCTCCTGCAAAAAGTTCAATTGCAGAATATTTGCTTGTTTTTGGAATATAGTTTTGTTTTTTCAAGTGATTATCTTTAAAATTAATAATTTGATCAGGTGTTACTCGTAAAACTTCACTTAATTCAAAAAAAGTAGATTTAATAGGATTATATCTATCTGATAAAATAACAGATAATTGATTTTTAGTTATTCCAACTTCATTTGCTAATTCTGTTAGAGTATTAATCCCAAGATTTTTCATAGCCTTTTTTATATTGTCTTTATTGGCAACTGTCATACTTTTCCTTTGTTATGATTTCATATTAACACAGTGGTTCCATTAAAAGCAATTAAATTATAAAAGTTAATAAAGATAAAGTATTATTATTTGGTTATGTAGATAAAAATTGTAGAAAAATAGAATAAACATTAACTTAGGTAAAGAAACTATATAAGATTGTAAGGTATTTAACATTTTATATGATAAGATTTACTTATGAATAATCAATATACTGCACAAATACATATACAAAATACAAGACCAATAAAAATTGAAAACATAGTAGCATTTTTTTCAGCGATACAAAAAGAATATAACTCATCTGTTGGAAAAGATTACCAAAAGCATATTCAAGATTCAATACCAGAAATTGCAATATCACGAATTCACTCTGGCAGTCAAATATATGAATTGATTATTGTATCAACTCTTGTTCTATATCCAGAAATATTGCAGTATACAATAGTTGATTTTTTTAAATATTTACAAAAGTTTTTACAAAAATTTGAAAATGAAGAAGTAGATGATTTAAGTTGTTCTAGAAAAGAATGTAGACATGCTAAAAATTTAACAGAAATATTTGAAGATGATGGAAAATTAAGTCTTGAAATTGAAACTATGAAAAATCGACAAACTATAAATAAAATAGAAATTTCAAATCAACAAGGACGTATTGTAAGGGAAAAAGCAATAATAAAACTTCAACAATTAGAAGCACAACATATAAATAATTTTGAAAATGTTTTATTACAGTTTTATCAAACAAGAAATGTTAGTGGTTCGTCTCCAGGAGATAAAGCAATTATTCCAAGTATTTCGGATAAACCAAATAAAATATTATTTAATGACGATAATTTAAAGAAATCTATTTTGGAAGAAGATTCAAATATTTTTAGAAATTTATACAGAGTTTCTGGGTCGGTTGAATACAAGGGGGAAAAAGTACAAAAGTACAATATTGACAAAATAGAAACAATTAATGGAAAAAATAATGAGTATACTTTCTAATAATAAAGATTTAATTATTGAAATATTTCGGACATCTCCAGCTTGGATAGCTCTTGTCATATCGGTTGTTTCTCCAATTTTATATAAAAAAATAGAATTGGAGAAAAGTAAAGCGAATTTTTTATTTTCTAAAAGGTTTGATATTTTCCAGAATTATTTTGGGAAGCTATATATATTCAGAAATTCTATTATAAATTTAATATCAATATTATTATATCATATAGAACATAGTGAATTTATTGATTTAACTGATGTTAATGCTGCAAAAGAAAATTTATATAATATTTGGAATGACATAAAATTATCAGAATCATGTTTATGGCTTCTTTCTGATTATAAAGTTCTTAAACTTAAAGGTTCCATTTCAAAATCTACAAAGATTTTTTTTCAGAAAATAGATTTATTGTCTCAAAATGGAGTTTTAAAACTCAATGAACAATCAATTAAGGAATTGATTGGATTAGCAAAAAATACTCAAAACTCAATAGCTGAAATATTAAATGAATTTAGAAAAGAGATGATAATAGATAAATAACTTAAAGTACACAAAATGTAAAATTTCTATAGAAAGGCTTTCTAAAAAGCAAAATGTGCCAAAATGCTAATAGCTTCAGCATTTTTACTAAAAATATATCGTAAAATTGTTAATTTTTGCTAGATACAAGCAAAATTTTTACGAGAGAAAATAAGAAGATTAAATTTCTGCGGAGAGATAATTAATGAACTAGATAAAATAATGTTGTGTAAAAATGCAATATAAAAGGAGCCAACTCTAGGCTGACTCCTGACTTGTTCTTTTTTACTGGAGGAATGGCTCTAGTCCATTTATGCCTCACAACTTTGGGTACATATATACTATAAGTGATAATAAAAGACCTGCCAATTATTTCCAAATGCTCATATACTCAAAATTGAGTTAATAAAACTTTAGACTTAGTCCGGAATTTGGCTTTAAGAGTTCTGTTTGAGTATTTGAGCTGAATAATTTTCGGTAATCTCTGCATAATTCAAGAAGTTGTTTAATTTCTTGTTTATCAAAATAAACTTTATTCATAATAAGTTTAGATTGTTGGCGTTCATGCATAGATTGTTTTGCACGATACACACAAAGTTTTTTATTTTCATTCAACGCACGTATTAGCATAGCTCTAATGTAGTAACGATTGAAGTCGTTAAATGCAAGAGTTTCTCGAATATTAGACGGAGTTTTTCTCCCTCTGTTGTCTTTTTCTCTAAAATCTGATTGAGAAAGTTTCTGTTGTAATGTTTCAAGTGTTCCGGTAGAAAAACATTCTTTCAGTAATCTTTTGTATTTGAACATGCCTGTTGATGTTAGTGATTTTGGCTCATAGAATAAACCTGTTTTAAGGTCTGATTCTAATTCGCTAATCATAATCAATCTTGTTTGTTCGTCTAAATCTGGGAAATAGTACATAAAGAAATCTCCTATATTTTGCAATAATTAAATTTATAGAAAAATTATTCCTCATCAGATATTATAGAATTTGTAGCCAAACCTTTATTTATTTTTTCTTCTTGGTGTTCCTCAATTTTACCAAGTAATGATGCTGCAATTCCCTTTATCCCTGGGAAATGAGAAAGTTTTTCAAGTGCATTTGTGAGGTTTGTGCTTTTGTCAATAATATCCATAAATGGATGATCTGATTTATTGTACCCTTTAATTAATGCTCCAGGATTTTCAGAACTCATACTAACCATGTTATATAAAAGTTTTACTCTTAAGTTGTTAGAAATTTCATCCTTTCCAAGATTTCCAATTTGTTTCGCTAATCCTTCGAAAGTTTTGCTAAGAGCTTCTTTATGTGTATATTCTTCAATAAGTCTTTTTGAAAGATTGGATTTTCGATTAGAAGAATATGCTAACCACATTGCTGGAGCGTATAGTGGTAATGTCGCAAGTACAATTCTTGGGGTATCAATGATAATTGTTTGGATATCAAATCCCTTTTTAAAAAACAAATAAGCTCCAATTGCAAAAGGAATAAGAGATATTACTGTTAAAATTCCCAATGCCAATAAAAATATTCTATCTGACCTATCTCGTTCTTTTTGTTCTAGTTTTCTTTTTTTGAAATATGCAGAACTTAATCCTGCTGACATTGCTCCAGGGAGGAGAGATTCAATATGTCGTTGAAGTTCTTCAAAAAGTTGTACTCTATTCAAATAATCATTATCAATTTCTTGTAGTTTATCTTTTTTTAAACTTTCAAATTCCCCATTCAATTTTTTAAAGTTTGTAGATAAAAAATTGTATGTTTTTTCTAATTTTTCTTTTAGTCCTTCTACATGTGTTTGCTCATCGCTATCAGATTCTTCTTCATAGCCAAATATTTCATAGTACAAACTATTAATTTGATTATACAATTCTAGAACATTTTTATGAGTAGAAATAACTTTTGATTCAAGATTAGAAGAATTTTCACTTTGTTTTAAAATCTGTTCATGAATATTTTTAGATTGAGTTATGCTCGATTGGCATTCCTCTAAATCTTTTTCTATTTGTTCAATATTCCCGTTATATTTCTGCAATGAAGCTGCAATATCAGCGGATATTTTTGTAATTTCATTGTTATTTGATAAGGAGTTGCTATATGCAAGGTTAATTCCTTTAATTTGGGAATCAAGGTGTGTTAATTTCTCCTGAGAAGTTTCTAATAAACTAGATAAATTAGTATATATTTTTTCAGTTTCTTCATACGTAGATTTAGCTCGGTTTTTATACATACTAGTTTCTTTAGAATTTTGTTTTGCTTGTTTTAAATCTTCAGGTGTTCTTGTAGATAATTCATGAATAGCCTTTTTTAAAGCTACAACTTCTACCCAAAGTTTTTTTCTTTCCTCCTCTAAATAATTAACATCTGTCATAATATACTCCCATTTTATTATCATGAATAAGCTATAACAATAGAGTATTTAAAACAATTAGCCATGTGTATACAGTTTTTTCTCAAGCAAATTTTTGTTCGTAGATTTTAAAAAATGCGGAATTCCAATATGCCTGAAACCTAATTAATTAAGCAATTTGGCGAGTTTGGTGTGTTAAACCGTATGTGAAGTTCCAAAAAATAGAGGTAAGATTTTTCTTTACCTCTATTTTTTTTGTGTAGAGAGATGAGAAGCTCCAAATTGGAGTTCGAGCGTGAGGTGGCTGAGGGCGGAGTGCTTTTGCGGTTGTACGATTAGTACATTAGCAAAACACGTAGACCCGTTAAACGCCACCGAACAAGACAATCTCCTAACCTCCACCATTTAAAACAACTAGAACAATTAAAATCAGAGCCTAAGGGCTCTTTTTTAATGCTTTCGATACA